GTTGTACTACTTGTAGTACACGATTAACAACTCAGGACAGGAGCGCACAACATGAAAAAATTTATTAACCGCTTGGCGTTGAGCTTTGCACCCTTTACCGTTCGGGTTTATTCCGACAATAAGACCTACACTCACAAAGCGCACACCTACGCCGATGCGCTCTCATGGGCCGCGTGCTATCCCCAGCACTGGGGTCGCGTCATTATCTCAGGCCGCTTTGGTCGCACCATGGCAGAACGGGGGCAAGCATGAGCAGAGAAGCTATGAAACACACACCGGGGCCGTGGTACATCGACCCCATCAAGTTCCATGTCAACGGCAATCGACGCATCATGGCAGAGCAATGCACTCCTGTTGCGGTAGTGCCTGAACATTTAGCAGCAGACGCTCGCCTGATAGCCGCCGCGCCCGACATGCTTAACGCATTAATGGACTTCGTGAGCTACTTCGGACATGACAATGACAACGGACTCGACGAAATGCTTACAAATGCCCGCGCCGCCATCGCTAAAGCAACAGGAGAGAAATCATGAGCAGAGAAGCTATTAAACACACACCAGGTCCGTGGAACTACGACAGAAGCGGCTATTCCTTGTACGTCAACAGCGGACGCGAACTTGTGACCGCGTTGTCAATGGACGGCAAGCGTCTGGAAACATCAGAAGCCAACGCCCGCCTGATCGCCGCCGCGCCCGACATGCTCGACGCGCTTAGACTTTTTGTCGTTGCTTATGAGACGAACATGCCGCCCCCAGGTTACAGCGCCCACAATTGGCGATTGATGCGCGAGAAATGCCGCGCAGCCTTAGCCCGCGCCGAGTGACCAACTGCGAAAGCCTACACCGTGGGCTTTCCTGGGTGTTCATTCGACCACCACAACAGGAGATAAAACATGCGTGACTACTTAATGATTGGCCCCGTACCTTGCGAGGAAGAATGCGCCCAGATGGGACAAGAAGGTTACACCAAAAGAGCCTTAGCCGAATGCCGCCGCTTTATGGCACAGATCGAGAGGCATTATCCAATCCCTGACCACTGCGATGCTTACTTAACGATTAAGCGCGAATCGCACGACTTCGGCGACTATTACGAGGTCGCCTGCGTTTATGACATGTCCGACGAGACCGCTAGCAACTGGGCATTTGACGTTGAAAATGACGCTTTAGGCGCACTCAGAACGTGGGAGACCGAGAATGTATAAAGCACTGGAAAAGTGGACACGCCCGCCCAGCTGGTACGGTAAAGAATGGCCGGATTGTTTTGTTTTCTTGCAGCAGCACCGCGACTCCGACTCAGTGACCCGCTCAAACTTCGAGGCTGGCTTGGAACACCTCGGCGGTGAATCCGACACCGTATTTGTCATCCGCGAGAGCCATTGGGCAGTTGGCTGGCTTGAGACCATTTTAATCGACCAATCCAACGAAGAAGCTTGCGAGTCAGCCGATGCGATGCTTTGTGCGCTTTCGGACTATCCAGTGCTCGACGAAGAACACCTTTCAGACCTAGAGTTTAACGAGGCTCGCGAATCCTGGCGCTGGCTGCACCTACACGACCGGATGAGGTTATGCGCCCGAAATGGCGTTAGCGTATTTGCCGCCCGCCACGAAGACTTTCCAATGCAATGTTATGAGGACTTGAGAACATGAAAGAACTGATTATTGACGCGCTGCGCCAATGGATACGCCAGCGCCCACGCCTGGACTTTGCCAACTATGGGGACGTGAGCACTTACCGAGCCGAACTCCGATCAATTGGCAATGACCTGAAACACGCCCGCGAACTACTGGCAGCAGTCGCCTCGAGGGATGGCATAACTGACAAGGACTTGATCGATGCCAGCCGCCGAGCATACAGCGGACGACTAACGATTGACACCAGCTCAGGCGTATCGATTGACTACTGCGTCGGCCAATACTGGCCCACCGAGTACCGTCACGCCGCTTGCGCTGTATTGGCTTCAGCCCTTCGAGAGTATTGGAAACGCAGCGACGCCACAGCAGAGGCCCGCCGCAGCCTTAGCCGCTCGGTTATCCGCAATTACTTCAATTAATTCAATGGGGGCCACGGCCCCATGCCCGCCTGCTCGCAGCCGACTGGTTACCCGCGCACGCCATCGAGTACCTAGACAATTGACCGCACCAGCTGGCGCACCGCCGCCAGCCCTGCGCGGCTGTGCAGATCGTTGGCGTCCTCCCCCTCCCTCTCGCTCATACCCCACCGAACCCCTAGCTCTTCAGCGCAGCGTTGGCCCGTCCCGCTCGTATCATTGTCGGCAACCGCATAGCACTTCGTATGCAACCTCTTCCCAACGTACACCATGTTGCTTGCACTAAAGCACACCACCACCGCTGCGTCACGATACAAGCTCTTCAGAGCAGCCTGAACACTCAGCCCCGTGGCATAGCCTTCCACAAGCCATACCTCTTTGTGCTGATGCTCTTGATTCAGAATGAATACCGCCCCTTTGCTGCGACCCTGATACAAGAATCGCTTCGTTCCATCCTCCTTGATGCGCTGCACACTCAACACATCCTTGTAGGACTTGTAGTCCCTCATGGGGATCAATAGCTCTTCATCCAACACCAAGCCCTTGAGCAGCGGGAAACCCTTGCTCTTCAGATACCCGTGGTTGGTAAACACCGCCCGCTGTAACATCTCCTTGGCCTTCACCGCTGCGGCCTGTTGTTCACGCTCAATGTCCTTGTTCACCGTGAACATCTGGGGTACAGCCGTTCGCCTTCCGTTCGTCCAGAAAGCAAACGACTCCATCGTCGCCCAGTTTCTTACGCTCCCTGTATTCCCGTCATACACATACGCACCGTTGCGTTTGCGCGGCTTATCAATCGTTGGAACCCTGTGCCAGCGGCCATCAGGGATTGCATGGCGCAGGATTAAACCGTGGGCTTGAGCGTGGGCTTCAAAGCTCATGCAAACTTCCTCCCGCCCTTGGATTTCCAGTACTTCACCAGCTGCGCTTTAACGTGGTTCTGTAGCTCTCGTGATGGATACTTTGGATTGGTACTGCCAAATGACCACGTCGGCCATCGCCCGTAGATGTTTCTGTACTGTGCCATTGCAAACTTCTCAGCCGACTGGTTCTGCCCCTTGCGGTCTATCGCTATCCAACAGATCTGCTCCCAGACCTGATGCGAGTTGCTCTTCCAGTCATTGCCTCGTTGTAGGTTCAGCTCATACATCTCACCCGATAGTTTGAGTACGTTGGATGATGGACCCCTGCGCTCCATCCCACAGCTTGGGCAAATCTTGCCGTTGAAAAAGAATCCGCATGAGTTGCAGGCCAGTGCCTCTTTTTCCTGCTGCGTCTTCTCCTTGCGTACCTTGGCGTCTAGCTCGCCCGTGTCAAGCTCTTCAACGCCCTGCTCAAAGAACTCAATCTGATCCTCAAAGAATCGTTCAATGTTGCCCGTATGATCCAGCCACAATGCAAAGGTTTTGTTGGGCGCAGGACGCATCACACGGCCCAGCTGCTGGATATGCCCGCTCAAGCTCTTGCGATACGGCCTTGCTGCAATCCCGCAAAGTATGTCCGGCACATCAAAGCCTTTGGCTAGTGCTTCACATGACACAAGCCCCTGTATGTCACTGTCAGACTTCCTGAACTCATCAATCAACGCCCTCCGGCGGTCATCGTTGCCGTCCTTGTAGGACACTTGCTGGAAGTTGTACCCCTTCTTGGCAAACTCCCTGCATAGCTCTTCGCCGTGGGGAACTGTCGCTGAAAACACAATCGTCTTGACCGGCCCGCCAAAGTGTAAATGCGTCTTGTTAATCCACTCACTGACCACATCACCAACGATCTTGATCCCACGCTGCTCGATCTCTGAGCCCTTCCACTCACCATCAAACTTCAGCTCGGCGTCAGTCATGTCTATCGGCTTGGCTGCATAAGCCTTTACCGGCACAAGCCACCCATCGCTGATGAGTTTGTCGGTTGTCGTACTGTTCACGACGTTCGTAAAGATCTTGCTCATGCCTTTCGTAAATGGCGTGGCCGTCAGCCCCACCACCAAAGCATCAGCATAGTCTTCAATGGTCTTCATCACCGACTTGTACATCGTATGACACTCGTCCCACACGATCAGCTTTGGCCGGTTCTTGATCTCCCTGCGGGCCAGTGTCTGTGCGCTCACAACCTGGACGTATTCGTAGGGTCGGTTGCGCCAATGGTCCGCCTGGATAACACCATGCTGCACCCCGTATCGGTCTAGCGTGGTTGATGTCTGGTCAACCAAGGCAACCCGATCACACACAAACCATGCCACTGACTTCTTGGCCGCTGCCTCCGACAAAAGGAACGAAGCCATGACCGTCTTGCCCCCGCCCGTCGGCGCAACCAAGACCTGTGATCGATTGCCGGTTCGGACCCCGTCCCTCAGCTGCTCAATACAATCCCTTTGGTAATCACGCAGACTTTCGTACAGCATTTTGTTTCTTCCACCAGTTGATTTGTTTCTTCATTTCCGCCACTTGCGTCATGTAATCGTCGCGGGCGCGTGTCAACGTCTCAATCTCTAGCTGCATCTGCTTCATCTTGCCAACCGATTCATTGTTTCTGATGGCATCAAGGATCTCTATCTCCTTGGCTAACTCAGCATAGTTGCCCAGCGTTTCCTCGTATTGCTCATTAAGATCGTCATAGCGGGTCTGTAACGCATCGTAGTCCTTGGCAAGCTTCTGATATGCCTTCTTGAGTTCATCGTCGCCAGCGGGCGGTTTAGGGGCTTTGCGTGGCTTATCGCCGTCCACAACCTGTACCGCTTGAGCCAATGTCATTGCGCCCTTCTTTACCTGCTCTTTGATGTCCTCTGAGCCCTTCTGTGAAACTTGCTTGGCTCGCTGCGCCGTCACCTTACTGACCTTCGCCTTGTCTGCTAGCTCTCGGATGGATAGCGAGGTGTCATACTGGTATGACAGCTTGTCGTGTTGGTTGCTGCCGATACCACGCCAAGCATTGCATGTAGCCAGTGCCATTGCCCTCTGGCTTGCCGTGAGATGCCGCCGGTGGATGTTCTGCCCAATCACAAAATCCACAGGGTCACCGTCCAGCTCAGTGAGCATCGGCTCAAGCCCTAGGTTCATACAAGCCCGCAGTCTGTGCCACCCATCGATGACCTTGTTGTCATAAAGTGTGATCGGATTCCTCAGTCCGTTAGCCTTGATGTCCTCCTGTAACTCATAAAAGGCTGGCTCTTCTAAGTCAGGAAAAGCGCTGCTGAGTTCGTGGCGTTGTAGTGTCATACCGTTCTGCATCTTATATCCTTACGTCGGTCAGTGAAAAATCGATTGGGCATAGCATCCCCAGGGGTGAAGCACGGGGTTCACCCTCGCCCGATGGGCGCACTTGATGCCCATCCAGCGTAGCCGGAGCCAGCGATTCCTTCCATGTCCGCTCTGTCTCACCGCTGTAGCGAACGTGTTCACCGGTCCCTCGCTGAAAGGCCGGACGGCTGTATCGGGGGTTATCGACACGCCGGTGTTCTGTTCCACGCAGCCCATGCAGGCTCTTGCTAACGGGTGGAGTCCGGTCGGTGCCAAAAGAAAAACCCCAGAACACTTTGTTGGGGCAAGGCCCGTGGCGTTGGGCAATCACGCAGTCTGCTGAGTAAGACCTTGTGACCACACAAGCCCCAACAAAACATTCTGGGGTTGTACTCAGCACTGCCGGTTGCCACACCGACAGATGCAATTTTATTCGCTTGCCAACAATTGTCAACAGCGTTATGATCATCACAGTTTTCTCCCTCCTGTTGTAGATCATGACGTTAACCCGACTCCCCGTCGGGTTTTTTTTGCGTTCTTGTCATCGTCGCAACGCCTACATCAAAACTCACCCGCAGCCAGTCATGTTCTGTGAATGGGCCTTCGCCGCCCCAGACCACAAGAAACACCGCCACGGGTAAGTACACATCCCATGTCCTACTGTGATTCGCACGATGAAATAGGATCGGCATGAGCTTGTCCCGCTGGGCATTTGTCATAGCCTGCTCATACCATGCCGTCCACTTCGGTGTCTCTGCCCGCTTGACCTCGACGGCCCAACCAAAGACTGCTAGGTCATACCCACTATGTGCTGCCTGCGCGTAGTTCAACTTCACCTCAACGCCCAGTGCTGTTGTCAGCAAACGCGCTACTTCCAACTCACCGCGCCGCCCCTTTGATCGACTGTTCACCATATATTTTCAAAACCTTGTTGACTTGCAATAGGAAACGTGTGTATATTGTGATTCATGCAGTTTCGTATGTCAAGGAGATAACAAATGTTGCAACTAAGGAAGGGCAAGATCGTTGCCCACGATAAGAAGACATACCTTGTGGTGAAGCGTCCAGTCATTGGTTCTGCTTTACCGGGCCAGCGCAATGGCATCCCGCCCAAGGGATACAACGAAGTCGCGCCGGATCAAGAATGGATTCACGATGTCTTTGTAGCGAATCAATTGCCCATTGGCAAGGCCGAGCGGATCAGCCGCTTCGTGGCCCAGCTGGTGTGCATGGGTGTGCTTGTGTTTATGTTTTTGCAGATCGGACGCTGGGTTCACGCCGGTATGCCTTCTTCATATTGAACCCACAACAGGAGAGATGATATGCGTAAAAAGACTGACGAACTTGAACAAGTTCAGATCGTAGAACTAACCCGTGCAAAGATTGTTTATCACATCGTTGGTGAAACACCTTTGTTGATGAATTCTATGAGCGTGAAAGCGCAACGGGAGTTGTTGCTTCCTCGCGGCAGAAAGACCGCCGCCGAGAAGCAAGGATCACTTAAGCATGATCCGCTTCAGGAATATCGTGATTCAATTTACCGCGCTCGAAAAGGCAGTGAGACGGTCCTTGCCCTTTTGAATACGCAATTCAAAGCGGCACTCTGCACGGCTGCGCTTGATGTGCCGGGGGCCAAGAAAGCCCAGATTGGAAGATTAACAAGCATTGAGGGCGGCGAGAAGCTTGCGCTCTACGGTATCCCAGAAATTATGTGCTCGGTTGTTCGGTCGGCTGACATTAACAAAACGCCGGACATTCGTACCCGCTGCATCGTGCCACGTTGGGCTTGTAAGGTTGAAGTGACCTATACCATCCCAGTGCTCAACGCAACGGTGATCTCATCACTCTTTGCCACAGCAGGATATACGATGGGTGTTGGTGACTGGCGTCCCCAGAAAGGCTCTGGAACCTTTGGCCGGTGGAAAATCGTAGAAGCCAATGACAAAGAATATCTGGACATCATCAAGACCGGTGGGGCAGCTGCACAACAAGAAGCACTTGATGACCCTGAATCGTATGATGATGAGACAGATGAACTGTTGTCCTGGTATGACGTGGAAGTCCGTCGTCGCGGGATCAAAGCAGCATGAATAACGCCATCGTTAAAGCAAGGCTGGAAGCCATAGCCCGCATTAACGGTGGTGTCCTGCGCCCATTTGACGTGGTGCAGGACGCTCGCCAACCTGACAGCCCATTGCACGAACTCTTTGAATGGGATGTTGAGGAAGCGGCCCAAGAACATTGGATGCACACCGCACGGCGGATCATTGCATCGGTCAAGGTAAACATCACGACCGAGACGATTGTCCTCAAGGCTCCTGCTTATGTGCGCGACCCAAGACTGCACGGCAGAGAACAGGGCTACTTGGAAACTATCAAGCTTCGCACTGAGCATGAGATTGCCAAGGAAGTCTTGGCCGGTGAAGTCCAGAGCGTCATCTCTGCGTTACGCCGCGCAAGGAATGTGGCCGCAGCGCTAGACATGGAGTCTGAGATTGATCGTTTGATGGAAGAGTTTTTAGATATGCGTATGCGCCTGAAGGATGCAGCGTGACGATGTTTCGGAATGGCATCACAAGACTCGGATTTGCAAGAAGCGGCGGTTGAGGTCGGGTCCGGCCCGGCTGGGTGTGGACGGGTCAGGCGGTTTAGGTTGGGTTTGTTAGGGTTCGGTTCGGTATGGCGTAGTCGGGCATGGAGGGGTATGGCGGTTGAGGTTGGTCGGGTGAGTCAACGTGTGTGACGGTCAGGCGGTTTCGGTTTGGATGGGCGAGACTTGATATGGTCGGGCGGTTGAGGTCCGGCGCGGCATGGTCGCGTGTGGATTGGTGCGGCTGGGACTGGCGGTTATGGTGGGATCAGATACGGATGGGTCTGGTCAGGCCACGCGAGGCGGTTACGGTCGGGTTCGGCGCGGCACGGTTGGGCGAGACTCGATATGGCAAGGCGGTTGAGGCGTAGCAGGGCGAGGCGCGGCGCGGATTGGTCTGGCGGTTGAGGTCGGGTAATACCGGATGGGCGGGGTACGGCCCGGATCGGCGGTTTCGGTCCGACGAGTCGTGGCGGGGTATGGCCGGGTGAGGTATGGCGGTTGCGGTCGGGCAAGGCGCGGATCGGCTCGGTAGGCCGCTGTTAGGCGGTTATGTTTCGGCTAGGTTTGGCGGGGTCAGTTCTGGCGCGGCGGTTGAGGTCGGGCAATATCGGTTTGGTGCGGAACGGCGGGGCGGTTAAGGATTGGTCCGATGTGGACAGGCGGGGCAAGGCGGGGCGCGGCGAGGATGGCGGTTGCGGCCTTAGAGGCGGGGACTGATAAGTCGGATGCGGTTGGGCGGTTTAGGTGCGGTGCGGCTCGGTGCGGTTGGGTTCGGTTGGGTATGGCGGTTGGGGCTAGATCCGGCCACGCGAGGCGAGACGAGACAAGGAACGGCGTGGATCGGCATGGCGGTTTAGGACCGGCAAGACGAGGCAAGGTGCGGCAAGGCGAGGTCAGGCGGTTGGGGACCGGCAACGCACTGCGAGATGCGGCGGGGCAAGGCGGTTACGGCGTGGAAATTTGCGGCGACATGTGGTGGGGATTGGCGGTAATGGATCGGTGCGGTGCGGCTTGGTAAGTCGGGTATCGGCGGTTGAGGCGTGGCGTGTCACTGACTGATGCGGTGAGTATGGCGGTTAGGGCTCGGCGGGGCAAGCAAGGGTTCGGTGAGTTAAGGTCGGTATGGTCCGTAAAGGAACGGCGGTTTAGGTGTCCTACCAGTAGGACAGCTACTTAGGAGATGGCTATGGATAAGCAGGAACTAAGGGATGAATTTGCGAAGGCAGCAATAACAGGAATCCTGGCCGGACGTTGGGGGCAGATGCCCAACAGGAAACCAGAAGAAGCGTTTGCTGATTTTGCATATCGAGTTGCAGATGCAATGTTAGAACGGAGAGAACAGTGGACATCGTTGAACGATTAATGGGTGCAGTGAAAGATGTTGATTCCACCGTGGCTAGAGAAGCAGCTTCAGAGATTCTGTTGTTGCGCCACCAGCTGCGGCAGATGCAAGGCTATGAAGACGATGCGCTGCGGTACAGGTGGTTGCGTAGTCAGTACATCACGATCTCTGAAGTCACATCGGGATGGATTGCTACCGGCTATGGGTTAGACCAAACGTGCGATCAGGGGATGAAGGATGACGGATGAGAAAGCCTTACATGACGCCATCGTGGTGGCGGAGGATATGGTGTTCTGGATCAGGCGGTATTTGCAGACGCCAGAGCCAGAGATTCTACAAGTTCTATTGTCGACTATTAAGGAGTTTGAGGACGCAAAGCCATGAACATAACAAACAAATATGACCTACCAGAAGTCCTTGTAAAGTTTGCAAGGGCTAAGAACTACAGCAGGGGTGATGCTCGGTTATCCGTAACCCAGTTAATCAACAGCCCACGGATTGTTGCGCTGCAAGAACGCCATCACGATGAGATGGAGCAAGATATATCGGATGTGTTGTTCAGCCTACTGGGGACAGCAACGCACTATGTGCTGGATCAATACAGCGATCACGCTGAGGTGATTACCGAGCAGCGGCTGTTCCATACCATCAACGGCTGGAAGATCTCGGGGGCGATTGATCGCCAAGTCACGACACCAGAAGGCAGGATTCTGGAGGACTGGAAAGTAACGTCAGCCTATGCAGCCATATCCGGCAAGAGCGAATGGGAAGAGCAACTCAACTGCTACGCCTATCTTGTCCGAGCTCATGGCCATGCCGTTGTCGGATTAAAAATCAACGCAATCATTCGTGATTGGGCAAGACGAAATGCCGGGAAGGATGGTTACCCGGATGCGCCGATCATGCAGATCACTGTCCCACTATGGACGTACGAAGAACAAGAGTCATTCATCAAGCAGCGCATAGCCTTACATGCTGCAACTGTGATGGATGACCCGCCCATGTGTACCCCTGATGAACGATGGATGAAGCCCGATCAGTGGGCAGTCATCAAGGCAGGGAACAAGCGGGCGTTTAAGGTGTTTCTCACAGAAGCTGAGGCTAAGGAGCTGGCAAATCAAAAGCCGGGATTTGATGTTGTACATCGTCCTGGCCAGCCCACCCGCTGCATGAGCTTTTGTCCTGTGAAACAGTTTTGTGACTATGGATCTACGTTAGGAGAAAGCAGTGAAGCAGATAGCAACAGCGCTGGTTAAAGCGCAAAAGGAATTTGGTCCGGCCCTAAAGAGCAGCACCAATCCTCACTTCCGGTCGCGTTACGCAGACCTATCAACCGTGGTTGAGGCAGTCATTGATGCGCTCAACAACAATGGCATATACCTGATGCAGCTGACCCATGAGACGCCTGATGGTGCGATGGCAGAAACCACATTCATTCATGAGAGTGGCGAAATGCTGAGTGCAGGCAAGCTTTTCTTTCCGGCCAGCAAGCACGATGCTCAGGGCTACGCCAGTGCATTAACCTATGTCAGACGCTATTCACTCATGGCAGCATGTGCGATTGCGCCAGAAGATGACGATGGGTCTGCGGCTTCAAAGCCAAGAGAGGTTCCAAAACCTACAAAGCCTGAAGCACCCAAACCTGAGACACCAAAGCCTGAAGCACCGAAGGAAGAAGTTTCACCCGAGGCGGCAAAAGATCGCGTGAAGTTTATTCTGGATATGTTCAAAGCCTTTCTTCCTGAAGCCAAAGATGAAGCTTCATTGAAGACATTCTGGGCGCAGAACAAAGACGCTATCCACATTGTCAAAGGCCATGACCAAGGCGCATACGTCCAGCTGCTGGCCGACTTCAAAGCCCGCAAAGACGAGATCATCAAGTCACACGAAGATAAGGAAGAAGCATGAGCACCTATGTAAGCGAACCTGATAACGGCAATATCTTTGGCGTTCAAAACAAAGTAAACCCCAAAGCCCCAGACTTTCGTGGCAACGTGGTGTTATCTGTACCGTTGCTCACTGAGCTGGTGGCTGAACTCAAGTCCGGCGGGGAAGCCAAGATAGAGATTGCCCTTTGGAGGAAGAACAGTTCATCGGTCGGGGAGTTCTATGGTGCAAAGATCTCCAAGGCATGGAAGCGCCCAGATCCTCCTAAGCCTGCAAAGGAGGATGACGATGACGTTCCCTTCTAGTGTGATCTACGAGATGTACTTGGAAGGCAAGCATCCAGACAACATTGCAAAGATCTTAAAGCTATCCAGCAAACAGGTCTACAGAGTGTGTGCCAGGAAGTACGCCCCCGAAGGGGGGTGGGTCAAAGGCTTTCCATCATCGTTGGAACGAGTATCAATCCGTGATGAGTTTTTGCATGGAAGAACACTTAGCGAATTGTCAGCCCATTACAACCGCCCCATGTGGACGATCCACAAGATTGTCCGCAACTTACCCAAGGGCATCGCGTCTTTGCCTGATGCGCCCAAGGCTAGCCCTAGCGACATGATGATCACACCGATCTTCCCGCCGCAGCCGGAGAAGCCTACATGGGGTGAGCGCGTTAATCGTTTCTTTAGGAGGATTTTCAGTGGCTGATAACTTTGAAGCCGTCAAGGTGTCCATGCGGCAAAACAAAGATGGATATGTGTTGACCTTGGCTATCCATCCTGATGAAGTTCCCGAAGAGATCCTGCGGGACTTTGTAGGTTCTCGGTATGCAGTTGCCATGATCCGTATTGGTGATGATGAAATGCCGTATGAAAGGCCAAAGGCAAACACTTATGTAGCTACTGCCGGGATACTGGCCAAAGATGGTCTGTTCCAGAAGTGGCTGGATGAGACAGGACAAGTGTTTGGTTTGGGGGAAGCGGAAGCCGCCCAAGCTATTTGCGAGTTCTGTGAAATCCAAACGCGGGCGCAGCTGGCCACAGAGGTTGAGGCGCAGCACCGGCTGATTGAAATGCGAAAGGAGTTTGAAGAATGGAAAAGAGCTACAAGCGAAACATGATCCCTTACTCAGTCTATCTGCGTGAGGATCAGGTTGACAAACTCCGCGCAATGGCTGGCAACCGCAAGGCGTCTGACTTGATACGCACAGCACTAGACACAATCGACCAGCGCGGGGATGATTTCAATTCGGGGATGCGAGTGGGTTTAGTCGCCGCTATTGAGGTCGTCAAGAACAGCAAGCATGGTGCTATTCGTTTCCCCAATGGCAAGACGATCAGCGAAATGATCGTTGAGGAACTTCAAACCTTTGTGGAAAAGAAAACATGAACCAACGCCTGCGCCAGTACAAACGGTGGGAAGAGGGGTTAGCCCAGTGGATGTCTGAGCAGGACATTCCTGTGGACATAGCTCTCACGCTTGTGATCCGAATGGCTTTCATGCTTGCCTTGTACAACGAAGTACCTATGGACAGGCTGAAAGAAAAGACTAACCAACTGTACGACATGCTCTACGATGAGTTTGCCGTACCGAAAGGACCGGTGCATTGATGAAGACTTGTCCGCCATGTCATGGCGAATGCGATCAGGGGCGCAGCTGCCCCGCAGAGTTTCATCCAGCCTATGAATCTTGGGTTAACTGGTTTATCCAACTCAAGACCGATATCAAAGCCACAAGGTACATGTTTGCAAAGTCGGCTAACGGACGCGCTTTCCGAGCGGGATGGGACGCAGCTAGAAGACCGCCGCCCGATGAGTGGAAAAAACAAAACAACGATCAGGCATAACCATGCAGTGTCCTTATTGCAGATTACCAAAAGGAACTTCTTATAAGACCAAAGTTTTGGATACACGATCTTATTGGGAGCCTAATGAACGTCGGTATTACATAGAGCGCCGCCGGGAATGCACAAATTGCAAAGAGCGATTTACAACGATAGAAAATTCCCCAAAAGTTAAATCTATTCAACAGGAGAAATCATGATTGGCAAATTAAACGAACCAGCAATTACAGAACGACAGCCTGTTTATGTGTTTCACGGCATTTCTTATATGCCTCATTACACAGATAAGCATCGCTGGGTTGGGCCAGGACTCATTACGCATCGCAAGGTTTATACGACGGCAGAGTTAAATGATGCTGGCGCTCAACTTGCGATAGACATGTTGTGGCGACGCAGCTGGACGGAAGATGTCACAGGATGGAGAGCAGCATGAGCAGAGAAGCGATGCAGATGGCATTAGATGCCTTTGACTATTTCTTTCCGACTGAAGATGGTCAACTCTGGCATACCGCCAATGACGTTAAGAAAATAGACGATGCAAGGCAGGCATTGCAGCAAGCGTTAGAAACAGAGCAAGAAGAACACATGAACAGAACTACTTGCCCTTACGGCATGGTTGACACTTGCTGTGAAAATTACAACGACTGTTCCCTCAAGGATGCTGAGATCAAACGCCAAAACGAAAAGATTGAATTCCTTGCACGAACAAATATGTTGTACAGCGATTGGGAGCATCGCAACAATCAAGTCACAAGCGATTTAATCCGCAAAGGAATTGAAGAAGCAAAGATCAATGCTGAGTTACGAGCAGAGATTGAGCGGCTTAAACAGCGTGAATTTCATCGTCCGTCATGGGTTGGGCTGACGGATGATGAAATTATGGAACCCTGGCCTTTTGAGAATCGTATTTCATTTGCACGATGGGTCGAATCCAAGGTGCGGGAGAAGAACACATGAGCGAAAACAAGAACGCAAAGACACCAGCAGATGGGTCTATGGCATGGAGTTGTCAGTGTGGTAGAGCTTACACAGTGACCTGTCTTTCAAGCAAGCCAGCAAAGAAAGAATGGGTTGGGCTGACAGAAGAAGAGGTCTATGAATGTGAGCAGTTGGCAGCCATTCAATACCAAAGGCACAAATACTCAGTGCATGGTCAGATTATTACGCCAGCGGACGGTCTAGAGTGGCATTTCGCCGGAGTTATCGAAGCCAAGCTGCGAGAGAAAAATCATGGATAGAGAAGACATTATCCGCATGGCGCGGGAGGCTGGGCTTGCTGATTCTAACGGGGTTGTTCATGCTTTTTATCAGCTTAAATACTTTGTATATCTTGTTGCCGAGCATGAGCGCGAAGCTATATGGAACTTGCTGTTTGAGTACGCTGGTAGAGATGATTTATCTGATTCAGATCAATCGCTGCTTAAACATTTATTAGATCTCATCGCAGCAAGGTGGCAAGAATGGAGTAACAAAGAAGGAGAAGAATAATGGATAGAGAACAAATAATCCGCATGGCGCGAGAGGCGGGGTGCAAACCATTCAGAAGCCCAGAGCACTGGGACGATGTGCAAGTTTTTGCCACCCCCGATGTTCTTGAACGCTTCGCCGCCCTTGTTGCTGCTGCCGCAAAATCAGAAGAAAACGAGGAGTTACGGCAAGGCTTAGCAAGAATGGCGGCGCTATATGAAAAGGCGGCAAACGACAGAGATGCTTTATTTGAAAAGTATGTCGCATCAGCAATACGAGCAAGGAGTGAAAAATGAGTGGGGATCACAACATGCACCAGAAACCACACTCCTATCTTGATTTTGAATGCCCACGGTGCGGACATTGCTGCACAGCCGATGAGGTCGTTGAACTACAAAAGATGGTGATTAAAAATTTGTTAAGCATCATGAGCGATAAATCTTACTTTGCAAGAGATCGTTTAAAAGCTGTTGAGTTACTAGCAAGCATAACGTTTTTTGAGGTGAAAAATGACTGACGATGACACCCAATACGATGAGGCACAAGTGCAAGCTATGGTCAAGAGAGCTGTGCTTGAGGAAAGAGAGGCGTGTGCAAGGGTGTGTGATGTGCTTGCCGTACATCCTGAATATGCGTCAGACATTACAAAGTTGGCTGCGCAAGCTATAAGAGCAAGGGGAGATGATGGCACGCAAGGCTGACAGGGAACACATGAACCGTGTAGCCAGTATCGGCTGCATCTTGTGTAAACACTTAGATCTTGGCGAAACCCCGGCTCATCTTCATCACATCCGTGAAGGACAGGGCATGAGCCAGCGGGCTAGCAACTTTCTTGTTGTGCCTTTATGTCCTGAGCATCATCAAGGTAACTCAGGAGTCCACGGCCTGGGCGAGAGAGGCTTTTACACCCGATACAAACTTAGTGAACTTGACCTTCTCGCCATGACCCTGGAAGCACTTAGTCTCCAGCGTACTCAATCTTTTCCAATAAATACTGGCGACGCTCGGGCAGACTAAGTCCCTGAACTGCACGATCAGAGATCCTCTGCCGCTGGGCAAACGACCGGCGAATCGTATCGTCCGTGATCTCCTCAGTAGGGTTCTTACTGTTGAACTCAATGATCTCATCGCCAATATCATCGTAGGCCGATGTATCTCCCGTCCTATGGGCTATCCATAAACGGTTCATCAAGTTGCTACGCTTGCGGTCCAGCTGGCCCACGATGTTTAAGATCTCGCCACGAGCTTCCTGGCCACGGGCAACCTCTTGTGGTGTAAACCCAAGCAGCTGAATCAAAATGCCATATGGCCCAACATCTGCAACAATAGGATCACCACGCAGGGTTGTTGCACCCTCCGTTGCAAACCTGTAGGACTTAAAGCCATCTTTCAATATGGGCGGCATCATGGTTTCAATCCCACGCATGGTGTAGCCATCATTGATCTTCTTCAATCCTTCAGCCACCCCAACAAACATGCCAACCGCAGGGCCAAGCGCATCAACCAACTGGTTGCGTAACCACTCGGCCTCATCCTTGGATGTGACATTTTCGCGGAACCAGAGTCCATTAAGACTTGTACGAGACGCCCAGTCCATCTGTGTCACTTCTGAAATTACGCCGGTGCTGAACATCCTGGCCACATTATCGCCAAAGAGTTCAGTAAGACCTTGCTTGGCTTCAAGCTTGAAGTCATAAGGCTCATCGTCATCGCCAAGCATGGCGTTCATCACCATCTCAATCGCCCAGAAGAATGGCAATCCTTCGTAGCCTGCAAATGCGCCAGTCATAAACATGATCCCACTGAGACGTTTAATTGCCTCACGTTTGATGTCCTTCATGTCTTCTATCTGTTCGCGTGCTTCTTTGCGTTCTTGTTCTGTCTTGTTCTTATCATTGGCAATAGCTTCAAGTCTTGCCATTTCGTTTTTGTTTAAGAAACAATTTTTAAGACTTGTTGCCAGCAACGCCGTCATCTGCTGGGCATAGTTCATGAACTGGAATACCAGCTGGCCCACCGGCCCACGCATAAACCTAGCTTTGGTCTCCGCTGCATACTCAAAGTGCGTTTCATCAACAATGTCACGCGCTACTTCGATGGCCTGACTTTGATCATACTTAGTAGTGCCGTCACGGTTCTTTGCTTCAAGCGCCATGCGGTATGCAGCCAGTGCAGTCACTTGGCGGTTAAACAATTCCGCTTGGTTGAACATGTAGCCCAAAGCAATCCTGACCTTCTGATACTTGGTCAAAGCCTTAGTCCGCATGGCACCTTTGATGCCCGTTGCAAAGAGCGCACTGGGACGCTCGGCAATACCGGCAAGCGATAAGGTTTGTGTACGGTTCAACGTACCAAGCAATCGGTTTATCGCTTCATACTCCGCTTTGTATTTGCTGCGCTCTTGCGAACTTAGTTCGTTGTTCTTGCTTTGCGCCAGGAGATAAGCAGGCAGATCAAACTGCGTACCCTTGCGGGATGCTAAGAACTCCTTGGCCGCAGCGCCTAGTTGCCGTAGCGCATAGAGGTGACTCTTCTTAAAGAATGCCGCCATGTATGGCGCTGCAACAATCGGCACTTGCGAAATGTTGACAATCGCGGATGCAGGAGCCGACAGGTAAAACATGAAGCCAAAATTAGTCAGCGCACTGACGTACTGATTGCCACCTTGAGGCGAACTAAAGTCCTGATGATGGCGCTGCAGCTCTTCGACAAACCGACCACGCTCATTGCTTGGCTCGTTGTTTTGGAGGTTCCTTGCATCAAGAACAATACGATCTAAGTCACCGCCGTAAGTAATCCTGGCTAAGTGATATGTCCCATGAAATGCTGATTCGGAGAAAGCCCGCAGTGCATCGACGGAATAGCCTTCGACTTTCTTGGCGTGGATGAAATGCTTTTGCACACTTAGGTCTGGACCCATCGTGAGATACAGCTGCCAAATGTCATCCTTCAGTTGTGACTTGGCAGTCGCGTTGTTTGCTGATTCACCAAACATGTTCATCTGGACGTTCTCATCCACCAGATCCATGAGCTTGGTAATGAACTCCGACATGGCCACGCCGTCACCCATCATCTGAGATGTCTTCGTGCCGGACTTAAAGTCTTTGATCTCGTTGGCTTTTAGCTTGGGCGTAACCGTCTGTTCAATAAAGTTGCGCTGGTCGGCCTGACTCTCAAACATGTAGTAGGCCGGTGTATTGTTTTGATATTTGTAGGCAACCCAGTAATCACCAAAACGTGCAAACGGGAAGTAAAACCCACCCTGTACAAACTTGTTGTACTCAGCTTTGATTAAATCAAATGCCAGCCGTCTGGCTTGTTTGTTTTCAATGGAGTTGCGGATGCGCTTACCCAAAGCATTGAAATACAACTGAGCACTGGTACGGAAGAACCGATCAATCTCTTTGAAGATCTTTTCGCCTTCTGTGCCTTTGATCTTGTTCCAAGCATTTAGAAACTCTTGGTCAGTGATCCGCTTCAAGTCTTCATCTCGTGTTGGCCGCAGCCCTGTCAGCCTTGCCTTAAGTAGGACAGTGGATAACGCTTTGCCGTCTGCTGGATTGTCGTTAGACCATTTGTCCCAACGCTCTACCAGCTGCGCTGCACGGACAAGACGATTGTCCCTGAAGGTCAGCATCTCACTGGTCTTGCGATAGTAGTCCATCATCTGCGGCAGGATGTTGCCTGCTGCTTTACCAAGTTGCCGCAAGTTAAGGAAGGACAACAACATGGATGAGTTGTCAGATGTGAAATCACCGACGGCCTGACGGACTTTGGTTATGCCTTGGTCAATACGCGGAGCTGATTCAATCATGGTACGAAGCCCACGATCTATATCCCTTGGAGAACCATCCAACAGGTCAGAGGATTTGGCCATCTGCAATCTAAAGTCTTCTTCCTTCTCCGGCTGCGCCACAAAGTCTTCGCCCAGGACCGGCTGCGGGCCTTTGCTCAACATGTACAGGCTCTGGTATTCACCATCAGCTTTACTTAAGCTCTTCAAGGCGCGAAGGATGGGAGCCTTAGACGGAAGATTAAAGAAGTCTTTGATGTACTCTGCGACATCAGCCAGCCACTGCTTAAGCTTGGCAATAATCCCAGGCTTTAAATCGTACCGACCACGCATGATTTCCGAACCATTCTCTGCCCAGAACTCAGACGCATCCGTGTATTGATACAGATCCCTGCCCACCTGTCCATTACGAATCATATTTACAGCGGCTTTTTTAATTAGGTCACCGCCGCCACCTTTGTCTGGATCGCCAAAATGATATTTCATCAAGCGATCAAAAAACTGTTGCTCCAGAGGATCTGTTGCAAGTTTTGCTTTTTTTGCTAATGACTTTGCCCAAGTCTTTAAGATTGCGGCCTGAACATCAGCAGGCATCAGCCTTTCAAGGTGGTGCAGCATCTCATGGACAGCTGTTGTGTCATTCGCTCTGTTCTTGATTAACGTCATGAGACGTTGTTCTGGGGAGTATCCACCAGCTGCACCGGACAATGGCTTGCCCGCTTCGGGCGGCTTGATAATTGAAATGGCTAAGTCATCAAGCAACCTTGGGTTTCTTTGGATAAACCACTCAGTAAATTCTGCTGCATCTTCATCAATAAAACCGTTTCGTACAGCATTGGCCAGACGCTCGCGGATGTATGCAACACCGCGCTGTCTAGGTGCCACTTCTTTCTGTTTGCGCTGCTCCTCGGCCTTTTCAAAAGCTTCGTCAATCCGAGTCATCGCCGTCTCGGCAGATTCACCTTTCTTGAATTCCTTTAAAGCCTTTCTTACGGCCCGTTTTACAGAGACGGTTTGTCCTCCTTCTGGAAGGATTTGGAGTAAGAAGTCTTGGCCTCGTTCACTCTCGCTTCGGGAAACGCCTGCTTCAAAATCCCGACTCGCGTCAACGGGGAAAGGCTGGCCAGTTGCTTCATCAATTTCTCTTTCTTGAGCTTCTGCGAGTGCATTGTTAATCTCCTTGAGGGCTTCCTCTTCACTGAGCAGTTCTTGAACACTTTGTTCAAACTGAGCCAAGCTTTGCTGTAATTGAGCAATCTCATTCTTGGCCGCTACGGTCATGTATTCCTTGCGGCGCAGCAATTCTTTAATAGACTCTGCCGCTTCTTTAACCAGCTTCTCATCTAACACATCGCCACGCTGATCTTCTTCAAGCCAAGGGTCCAAAGCCCCGTCTTCAATCAGGTCGCCAATAACTACACCCCTTCCTTCAGGAGCAATCAAAAAGCGATACTCAAGATCCGGACTAATGTCAGTGACTTCTTTTGAATCAAGCTTGCCGCGCAGCGTTGCCCATAGTGATTGTTGTTTCTCTGACTGAGACTCAGCTTTGTCAATAAGCTTTTGCATCTCAGCCAGTTCGTCTTCAATCATCGTGGCTTCAGTCACCGCAGGCTTGCCGAACTCAGCCATCGGTTCCACAAACTTGGGCGGTGCAACCAAACCTTCTTCCCGGCGGGGCTTGACCTTTTCCATGTTGAACATGGCAAGCTGTTCGTAAGCTGGCTCTAGCCCGTTGTACAAACGCATGGCTTCAGCACTGGTGTCTACCTTGCGAGCTATCTCTTTAGCAACACCGCGTGTGACATAAATACCGTCGATGCCCGCTTCTCTCAATCGTTTAGTCGCACGCTCTGGGCGCTCAAAGTATTGTCGTGTTTCATTACTCCGAAGTGATTTGTACTGATCCGCTAGCCTAGATAGAAACTCACCAGTTGATGTCTGCTCATCTTCATCTCGGGTGCTGTTTAAATAATCAACTAAATCACCAACGACCTTAATGTTGTTTATTGCTGCAAGCTCTTGTTTCATAGCCTCCGGATCTGCCCGCATTTCTTTAGCACGCAACTGGATTAATATTTCTTTCTGTTTATTCACCCTGTTGCGAATAAACTGCGCCAAAGTTTGATTCCTAGCTTCTGTGATTTCACGCTCTATGTCTAAGTTTTCAGCACTTAGATCTCGCATAAGATCCGAACCACGCCTGTAGTTAGCCATCTTGGCCAACTGATTTAATGTTTCTATGGAATCAATCACAGCAATCGACGCTGTAGGGTCAATGTCTACTTGGACTCGCTCCGGGTATACCGCTGCACGTCCTTCTGTGGCTCTTTTTTCGTCCAGCCACCATGATCCTGGCGGGGCAAAATAAACCGCTTGGTTACCAAATTGCGAGTATGAATAACTACGATCTTGCCCAACAGGGGAAAACTTCCCTGTACGCAATAACTCTTGTTTTTTATCAAGTGTCGTTCCGTGGACAAAGTCTAGGTCAAGGTCTTTGGCCGAACGTACCAGCCCCTGACCTTTGGGCTCCCTGATTTCCAGTTCATCTTTGAATACTTCGCCGGTCGCTTCATCGTAACGGTTAAGATCTTTATCAACTGCCGCCAGCTGCTGCTCAGGTTTTAACTTGGCAAGCCCGTACTTTTCTTTCTGAGCAACCTCTGTACTAAAGAACTTTGTATTACCCTGTTCATTCTCTGACAGGAAGGTTTGCTGCATATCACCATCAGGCCACTGAATGTAACGTGCCAAGCGGCCATCAGGCAAAGCCCGATAGCTAACACTTACATCCTGGCCCATATATCTGACGTTGCCGCTTTTAAGCTCTTGCCCCGGCAGTACACGCGGTGGCTTGACTTCAGGAGGCTTTGCCTCCAAAGGTTTGACCTCTGGTGCTTTAACTTCCGGCGGCTGAATGTCAACCGGTTTAACTTCAGGCGGTTTAATTTCCGGGGGTTTTACTTCAGGAGGTTTTACTTCAGGAGGAGGCTCTTTAAACTCTAATGGAGCCGGTCGCTGTCCTACTGGTAGGACAGCTGTTTGTTGTGGTTCTTGGCTGACGGGTGGTTTTACACCAGCAAGCTCCTGTAATCTTTGAACTGCCGCCTCTTCTTTGGACGTGTCCCTTGGAATACGCATACGCCTTGCTGCTGCACCAGCCGCACCAATAGGAGCGCCACCCAAGAATCCACTAAGGGCTGCTTCAATATATTCCTGTGTGCGCTCAGGACCGAACGCATCAAAGGTTTGATCCGCAGATTGGATAGCTAAATTGGTAATTGCCTGCTGGGCGGTTTCTGTTAAGCCCTCAGCGGCTCCAACTCCGGCGGCACGAAGCGCAATGTTGGCAGCTGCTTTGCCATATCCTGCTTTGTCTAATAGCCTTTCGGATGCTTTGAGCCTTCCATAAGCACCTAGATTGCCAAGCACGGAGGTTGGGACAATACCTTCCAATAACGTTGAAACAGCGCCGGACAACGCTGGCGCAGCAAACTCCCGCTCGCCTGTGCGTTCATAGATACCAACAAACGGTTCTGCTGCTTGAGCTGGATACATGACTCCAGCTGAACCAGCAAACGCACGACGTTGCAATAACCGCTCTGCCGCCTTTTGCCCAGCTTCTTGTGCTACTTCTTTAGCTGCACCACCGGCTAAAGCCTTCTCGGCAGCTGCTGCGCCAACACGTTGCGCTGCACCACGACTCAATAACGCAGGGATACCGCCGCCTATGAGCGATGTCCCAATGGAAGGAACCGCTTCACTGAAGCGCTCCAAACCATACAACATGCTTTGGCCTACGCCTTCCGGTTCTTTATAAGACTGGAATCGCCGAGGCGCAACTTCCCCCATGTACTGCGTAGCTTCTTTTGCTTTTGCTAATAATGATTCAGCACCACGGCCCGCTGCTTCTGATCCGGTAAGTTTTTCTACGCCTGTCAAAGCAAGTGCAGGAAACTCATACAAAGTGCTTATGCCAAGACCGCCAAGCCCTCTTTGCAACGCCATCGCGGCTGTTTGGCCTGCACTATAGTCTGGCGTACCTTCAGCAGCAGCCCCAGACTTTTCCTGAAGCCTTCTAACAATCCGTTCGTAGTCATCTGCCGACAGCCCTTCGGGCAGTCGGACAGCCCCCATGCCGCTGACATTGAATACTGGCATCTTATCTCATCGCCTCTGCAAGTTTTTGCGGGTTAGATAAATCAATCGAACCAAGCATACCGCCAGTTAAGTCAGATACATGTTTATTAATGATGGACTGACGACGTTGGTCATATTCATTTCTAGCCCATTGTGCTTTGGGATCTTCGCGCCAGTTTGCAGGCAAAGGTTTCTTACCACTCATGCCGGAGAATAGGCTGGCCATAATGCCTGTTCGTCCTTCAAACTCTTTATCCAAAGCGTCAATCTCTGGCTTGGCTTTTGACAACGCCTCTTTGTAAATAGGAAGCATCTGGGCCGGAGTCAGCGGCTTAGATCCTGCCGACGCCGGGGGGCGAAGCGCCGCTTGTGCCTGGGCAAGATCCTTGATGATGTTGGCATTAAGCACAGCAGCATTTTGGTTGAGCTGTTTTTGTTTGAAATCCAACTCACGCAATTCATTGGCGTACTTTTCTGCATCAGCAAAATTCTGACGAGCCAGTGAATCTTTGTACTTAGCATTAGTCATTTGGGCTTGCAGACCCAAGATCTGGCGCTGACGGTTGGTTTCTTCCAGTGCTGCCTTGGCTTTATCACCAGCCATAAGACCTTCACTCAATGCACCAGCAAAGTCACGTCGTTTGCCAGCCATCATGGCCAATGCAGATTCTCTTGTCGCCCGCCTTTGCATTTCTTCGGGAGACATGGTTTGGCCCGTAAGTTTTGCTAGCTGCTCTGCAATTGGGCTAACTTGATCGCCAAATTTCTTAGCCATTGCTTCTTCGCGTTTGGCTACAGCAGATTCATAGTCTTTCGTGCTCATAATCTGCGGCGCGTCTGCTCTTAATCCCGTAGGCAGTGCACCTAACAAACGACCGAAATCAATCTGGCCTGACTGTCCTGTCGGTTGTTGACGTAAGCGGCGATCCAAATCGGCAAGACCGGCCTGCTGTTCGTTTCTAACGCGTTGCTGTTGAGCATCTGTTGCACGCTGGGCCAGACGTTCGGTTTCACGTTGGGCCTCACGATAAGGCTCTTGTCTGGCAGCCTGTCCTGCCATAGGATTTGCCGGACGATAGGGCTCATCAAGTTCACGCTGGATACGTTCACGCTCTAACCTCTTGGCTTTTTCTTCTTCCGATTCAACCATCAAGCCGTTGCTAAATGCCACCGGCCCGCCAATCATCCCACCTCCGGCCATCCCTTGTGGCTCGGCCATAGCTTGCGGCCCACCCATTAATGCACCAAGGCCTGCTTGTTGCTGTTGTGTCGGCTGGACTTGTGGCATACCTTGAGGCGCTGGTGCAGCTGGCATGCTTTTAGGCGCAGACATCATCCCGGATGAAGCTTCAGATAATTGTTGTGCAATAGTCTTGTTAGGCGCAGGTTTTTGCTGGCCAGATCGCGTTCTTAGCCTACGATTTTGTTCTATCGTTGCAAACAACGAATAGACCGGATTCATCTTTGCTTGATTGAGCTGATTGTCGGAGAGGTCTTTAAACATCTCCATCGCTTCAATCACATTGACGTCGGCCCCCAAGCCAGACGATGGTGCGGGCTGATACATTAGAAACCTCCGTACAACAGACGGGCTAAACCTAGACCCTGTACCAACGGGTTGCCACTAGATTCATAAGTGGACTCCGACTTATAAGCGGGGCCACCAAATACAATATTCCTATATTGCTGGGCTTGTTGCGCCGGATAATCACGTTGGCGTTGGAACTCTTCGTACATAGCATCGAGGTCGCGCTGCCGACGGGCTTCATCCGTAAGACCCATTTGTTGCAGCGCCTGGGCCTTAGCCATTTGATTGGCATAGTCCTGCTGATAAAGCTGACCCGCTTTGTCATAAGCCGCAGCAGATCCCTGCATCTGGATATTGCCTAGTTGAGAGCCAAGGTTCCTCGCCAGTTCTGATTCCATGATCGCCTGACGTGAGCCACCAAAAGCACCGCGTGATGCAGCCTGCGCTTTGAGCTGGTTTAAACCTTGACCATACTCTCTTACCGCAGCGCCCTTGGCGACATCCGTAACGGCCTGCTGGTAAGGATTCATATAGGCTTGCATCACGCCCATGTTCTGCCCGCCAACATTAATCTGGCCAAGCATCCCAGGTGTTGAAGCCAACTGCTGGGCTTGTTCTACACCTTGTTGATACAGAGGCGCTGTTTCCGCAAACCGTTGCCCACCATAAGCCGTATAAGGTGTGTATGCAACTTGCTGCCCCATGCGGTACACGTCCGACATGTACGGCATTTGAAATTCTGGGGGTAGTTGCGTGACTGTTTGTGCTGGTCCGCCTGTGCTCATTGCGATACCTCTTCTATCAGAGTTACTGTCTTTAATCGTTGCGGGAACATTTTCTGCCACCCAGGCCTGCCTTGGATTGTCATTGCATCACATTGGCAGCGTTTTGCATACTCACGGATGTAATTAGACATCACCATGAGTTCTTCTAACTTCCCCCCGGCCAGCCATACATTTAACACGCGCTTTCTGGGGTATTGTTTAATTTCTGTGACTAACGCACATTCATTCCCAGGCCAAAACTGTGCTCGCCCCAGGCTAATTTCTTCCCATACATCTTCAACAGCAAACAAATTTCCAGCATGATCTAGCGCCGCCTGTATCCAAGGGGCGCAACGCTGCCATTCTGTTTGCGTCTCATCATTCATGCTGGCATTGATTTCTCAGCTTTAACCTGTGGCGGCTGCTTGTTTGTCCCATGCCTTGCCTTGCGAATCCTTTTCATCATGGCATAGAGCTTCTTCGCCCCTGCATTGGATGACCCATTACCAAGGTCCGCAACGACGTCCGCAGGCACAACGAACTCCCCGTCTGCTAGCCGAGCTGGCTGTCGATTATTGATCGTCGCTGGGATGCTGTCTGACATACCATCGCCGCCACCAGAAAGGTATCGGCCCATCGCCATGCCGCCTTCGTTATAACCAACCTGCCCATCGTCAAAGCCAACAAAGATGTCGTTTACTGCGCCACCGGATGCACCGCCAGTTACTGAGTCATTGCCTGTTGCACCTTGACCCGTACTAGCACCACCAGACACTGTGTCATTACCCGATGCGCCTGTGACAGTATTTGCTCCTGCATAGGTAATAGGGGCAATAGTTATAGGCTTATACAAAGAAGCTAACCCTGCTTCATAACCCGCTTGGCCCTGTGCAATTTGTTCCGGCGTTGGGCCGTAACGCTTGGCCGCTTCTGTTGGGTCAAACTGGAATGGATTCGGGTTAAAAAACAAAGGCATGCCTCTCATCGGCGTGTAAATGTTTTGGCCTGATGCAGATTTTTGTGGTGCTGGCTGCGGCGGATAAAGGGGCGCAGTCAATGCACGGTTATAGACAGGCGCAGCTTTGTATTCGGGTTGTTTAACTGTAGGTGCTTGCTGCCTAGATAACGCAGCCGCCAAAGCCCCAAGGCCTAGCGCAAGCCCAGCACCCATACCGCCACCGCTGCCACCTAGAATAGCGTTTGCCGCCTGACCAAATGGAAACGTACTAAAGTTAGGCGTCCCGCCAACGGCTTGCTGTGTGTCCCACCATTGACTTACCGTTGTCGGATTGTAATCTGTTGTATCTACAGAGCCTGGATTAGGATTAACCGCAGTATTAGGGTCAGTATTAGTTTGGCTTGTGTCAATAACCGTATTTGATTGCCCGCCGTCTGCCATGATCTACTCCGGTACTGAAGATACAAAGGTTGCCGTCAATATCACTGACGGAATAGCAGGACGGGTTGGCGAAGTGCCAGCCGTGTAATGTTCAATTTTGACATTGGTATTTGTTGTTTGCCAATAAAGCTGACAGTAATCATCTGCCGTCAAATCAACAATAAAGTTTAAAGCCGCAACAATATGAAATGGATCGCCTATAGATTTGCGCGGAGCTAAACCAAATCGGCTATTTGAATTGGCAATATCAACACCGTTTTTACGAAACCAAACGTCCACATCTTGTGCGGCATTATCATTGTTGGATAACTGCAAACTAAATTGAATGTTGTAATACCCTGCATAATCAACATGAATTTCTGAACTATTGACAATGTTTACACCATTATCAATGGACGTACTATTGAAAGTAATTGGATACGCTGTTGTTGTAGATGCTGCTGACTGATCGGTTGTGTCATAGAACGAACCAAGAGGAAGGTCAATAAACCTACCCCCATAGATGCCAAACAATGATAAAAGGTTGCCGTTTAAACGATTGAAGTATAGGCGTAATACATTGTTAAATGACTCCTGATACCTAGACTCATACTCTATAGGGGCAAGCGGTAGGTTAGGTGCGGCTGGATGTTCAATTCTCATCGTCTTCCATCCATACGCACATCTATACGAGGCGCTCCAAGTTGCCACGTTGTGCCAAGACCATCTGAGCCAACCTTCATAATCATTTGCCTACCACGCACTCTGGTATAAATGATATTGGTAAACTGTTCAATCACTGCTGTAGATGTACGGGCAACAGACTTTGCCACCTCTTGATTTAACCCAGAGCCAGAACCGTTCATACCATAAAGCGTCATGGTGACTTGCGGTGTTGTTGCGGAAGATCCTTGAAAGGTTAAATCGGGCAACATACGCCAGACAAATCCAAAGTTTTGACCATCCTCAATATCAAACTCTGCGGATTCTATGTAAGCTTCAATAGGAGCAGGCGTTCCTGATGTGTTGTCATCAACGCCAAACTCATGGTTTACCAAGTTATTTGAATACGTTGCCGCCTGTGGATAGTCCCTTAAACCAGAGTCAATCCATGCTGTTCTTGCCATAGAACCGTAATACCAAATACGTTCTAGGTAGTTATATACGACATATCTGTCTACCGTAGATGAGCTTGAAGAACAGTAAAACCACCAGATTTCATTAAAGCCTTCATTTGTGCTGGCAAATACTTGCTCATATTGATCTGTATTAATGTCACCAAAGACATGCCGCCGAAGGTCACAGTTAAGTGTTTGGATGCGACCATCGTACATATAGAACTTATCTACACCCATCCAATACACAACACCAGAACCGATAGCTGCTGCATTTTGGCTAACAATTGATATGTTGTCCCCAAGTAACTGCGTACCCCATACAAACGGTGCGCCAAGATATTGAAGCGAATACAATGATGAGTCAGTCCATACAACAATTTCTTGTCGGGTTTGTATAGCTGTGACAATCTCAGACCCATGAGACAAGCGTATAGATCCTGCTTGGTTAATAGCAGATGGTGCCCAATCAGTTACGGATTCTTGGTCTGACCATCGTATCAACATAGGATCTTGAGTTGTTGACCCGTAATCTTGAGTGCCAAACAAAATAACAAAACGATACGCATCAGAAACAATGATGTAATTCTGGACGGTTGGGACGTCCATTAAAACCAAACTTTGCGTCCCTGATTGAGTGCCGCTTGTGTTGATTGCCGTGCCAGTAGGCGATGTTGCGAGATTACATGTCAATGTCGTTGCATCATAATTGATGATGTAATACGTTGTTGTTGTGTTTAAACCAGTGGGCAGGCTACCTGTTGTTGCCAATCTGATGGGTGTGCCAACAACCACGGCAAGCGCGGGTGCAGATGCAAATGTCATGACGCATGGTGATGCAATAGTAAGCGTAACATTGCCAGCTAATGTGTTTACGTTAACCCCTCTTGAAGCAAGTCCGCTAGTTGCATCCCAGTAGTACAACCCACCACCCCGTGGGCCAAACACAAGATCCTCACCAAAGTTTGCGTTTGACCATACCCGCAACGAATCTACACTTGTTGTGCCAGTACCCCAACCACCAAGCCCCCATCCACCAGCACCCCAGCCAATGTTAGGTGTCTGGATAGCAGGTCCGGTATTGATTTGGTACGTTGCAACAACCGCAGAACCACCTGTAGCGCCAGCCGCTACAACAGAGGCAGTGGTAATAGTGTAGGAGTTATCGCTTACTTTAGTGAGTTGATATTGAGCGTTTAACAACGACGCATAGGTTCCAGTTACCCCGCTAAAGGTTACATAGTCACCTGTAATTGCACCGTGAGAAGTAGCTGTGACTGTGACAGTTGTCGTGCCGTTGCCTGTAAAAGGATTTGCACCTAGCGTTGTGGTTGCGCGGATAGGCGTAATGTCATTGTAAGTACCGTTTTGCTCAATGTAATACTTTAGGTTAGTTCCTACGCCCATAAGATTTAAGTATGTAAGCGTCACCCAATTCCAAAGTGAACGACACACACCTAAAAATGTATTACCAGAGATTTGCTGCCAGCCACCTATTTTCTCAGGCGTACCCTGACGAAACCTAACCTTCTCACTGACATACCAACCATTCTCGTTAGTGTATCGGGTGTTTTCTTTGTTTACTCCGGGTTTAAACAGAATCTTTCTAAGTGGCATTGCTCACCTCATTAAGGCAGCTTCGGCGGCGCGACGGCGAGTGAGGCCGGGGAGAACTCTACCGGCAGCTTTGTTCCAGAGCATACATTGATCCGCTGCTCCGTCCCAATCCCCCGCATCAACGCGCTTTTTAAACGTGGAAACCCGATAATTTCCTAGGCCACAATTGTAGACCCAGCTAGTCACAGCGGCAATGCGTCTTGGCAGCGCGGTTTGGATGGTAGGGGACTGTTTAATCAGCTCTCGCCAAAAATACTCCACATGATGATCCAAGGCGTCTTCACACTGCTGCATCGTCCAGATCGTACCGGGATTAATATCAGGGCCGGTTGCACCCCAACCGATTGTCCAAGGATGCCCTCGGGTTCCGGGGTCGGGATATGCTTGTACACGTCCGTCAGGCAAACGCTTTGCTAGCCCCTCAAAGGGCTTGATCAGTACATCTTTGCAAAGCTTCTTTGCTTCATTCACGATTTGTTGTACTTCTCAATAGACCGTCCTACAAACCAGAACGTTAGCATCATGTTCAGCATGGCGAAGTCATCCTCGTCGTAGCTCTTGGTTAGGACTTCAGCCCAGTTTGCATTGGTCTGAAACGCAATCGTCAAACCGGCTGCTTTAACAGCCACGTACACGCCAAAAGCAATCCAAGTAAGGCCCGGACGGGTAATAGCAGTGATAAAAGACGCAAGCCACCCAGCTTCCTTAGCAGTGGTAGCCTGTTCCTTAAATGCCTCTTTAATCGTGTCCATCTGCTGAATGGAGTAGTCAACATACTTCTCCTCCATCTTGAACTCACCGCGCATCTTCTCCAAGTCGGTCTGGAGCTGGAACATGGACAGCTCGTGCTGGCGCTCGTTCTTCTTGTCCAAAAATTTTAGGACTTCAGGTGCAAGCCGGAACAAACCACCAAAGATACTGCCAAGCAAACCACCACCGAGTAGTTCAAACATTATCGTTTCCCCAGTTTTTCACGTTCTTCAAGCAACCGAACTTTGACTTGAAGCTCGTTGATGTGTTGCATGAGTTGCTCTTTCTGTAAGGCGCGTTTCTCAGCAGAGATTGGGCTATCAGTCGGCACACCTTCCTTAGTAATTAAGGCAGGCATAGCACCTTCAATCTTGGTCAGACGCGTTGAGAAGTCAGCTACTTGCTGCAAGAGCCACGCAAGCGAAGCCACGATGACCGGAATGACTGCCTTTAAAACATCTGACCAGTTCATCGCTGCCTCAGTTCAAGCGCCTCAACCTTGTCGGTCAAATCCTTAATAGCTTGCACAAGCACCGGGATCAGTTTGCCGTAGGCAGCTTCTAGCTTGTCGGGATTTTCTGCGTATACAAGCCCAGGAATCGTAACGCCTGCATCGTTTTGCGCTTTGACCAAATCTTGAGCAATGAATCCTGTATCAGGGACACCGACCTTACCGCTATCGCGCATGTTCCAAGTAAAAGCTACGGGCTTAAGCTGCCTGACAAAATCAAGCCCTGCTTGGATCGGCACAATGCTGGTTTTATCCCGCGCATCGGATAAGGCAGTGATGCTTGTGACCTGACATCTTAGGGTTGAGATGCTGGAGTCGCCGAGGGTGATCTGGTTTGAAACAGTGGCAGAACTTGGCTGTGCGTTGTATCCAAGTATGGTGTTGTTTGTTCCTGATGTAAGCGTCTTTCCTGCGTCTCGCCCTACTGCCGTATTCAAACCTCCTGTTGCTGCAAATAACGCACTAGAGCCTACGGCAACGCAAGATGCCGCTGTTGTTACATTGATAAGTGCATTGTCACCAACTGCCACATTTGAGGTGCCGGTTGATATGCTCCACCCTGCATAAGAGCCTAAAGCCGTGTTTGAAGTTCCAGTTGCTAGCCTTAAAGCTTGAAACCCAACAGCCGTTTGGTAACTTTGTGTCGTGTTTGCGGCTAAAGTTCCATAACCAACTGCCGTGTTGTAATTTCCCGATGTATTAGCTGCAAGCGCTTGATAACCAATAGCAGTTGTGTAATCTGTTGTATTATTTATTGCGGCTTGAGCGCCAACAGCTACACAATATGATCCTGTTATAAGGGCTGTCAATGCGCTTTCACCCAAGGCCGTATTTGAAGTCCCGGTTGTAATGGCGGTGCCTGCGTCAGACCCAACGGCTGTGTTTGAAGCTCCCGTTGCTTGGCTTAAAGCTTGATAACCAACAGCCGTTTGCTTACTAGATGTGTCATTTGCATATAAGGCGTTGAAACCAACGGCAGTATTTCTTGTGCCTGATGTATTAGACAGTAAAGCTTGATAACCGACAGCAACAGTGCTTGCTGCTGTGTTAGACGCCAACGCACTAAACCCCACTGCAACGGAATTACTGCTTGTTGTATTGTTTAGTAAGGCGGCCCTTCCTACAGCCACGTTAGAATTGCCGGTAGTATTACTATTTAACGCATTCTCACCAACTGCAACATTATAGGATCCGTTATTACTGCTTAATGAAGCCCATCCCACGGCAACATTTCTAACTCCAGTTGTAAGTGCATTAAGCGAGGCATACCCTAAAGCGGTATTCCCTACACCAGATAGATTGGACGTAAGGGCATTCCCGCCAAGCGCTGTTTGATAGGGCGACCCAGAATTTGTTATACCTGTCAGGGAACCACTAGGTGCGGCCCATGTACCATCACCACGCCAGAATGTGGACGAAGATGCGCTTGTGCCGCCGTTTAAATTAGCTACTGGAAGATTCCCCGTTACGCCTGTGGATAATGGCAAACCCGTGCAATTGGTCAACGTTCCCGAAGTTGGGGTGCCTAAGACGGGAGTTACCAGCGTTGGGGAGGTGGATAAAACGTTATTACCCGATCCTGTGGAAGTTGTTACCCCTGTACCCCCAGAAGCCACTGGAAGGGCTGCGCCAAGCGTAAGTGAAGATAAGTGAGTAATCGCATCAACAACATCAGTACCATTGTCATAAAGCACCATGACCTTGCCATTCGGCACAGACACCCCGGTCTGTCCACTTACTTTGACAGTAACCGCAAACCCACCTGTTGTGTTGTTGTAAACAATATAAGGCTTTTCAACCGCAGGTACATTAAGTGTTGCTACTCCTCCCGGTGTCCCGGTAAGGTTTAAATACAACGCTCGGGCATCTTGTAAGTTAGTTGTGTCTGTAAGCGTTAATGACTGCGACGCCGATGACATTGTTACGTTAGCCCTACCCCCAATTGCCTGCTCTATGGCAGTGCCGATATTAGCGTTGGTGGGGGTGTTCCAGTTTGTAGAACCTTCTGCTAACAGTTCAAATTTAAGGTCTGACCATGTGCTAGGCATAATGCACCTTTAGTTTATTTGTGCTGTTGTGAGATTGGCACTTTGTGAGGAAGTAAAGGTCATGGAAGTTGGGTCAATGGGTGGGGGTTCTACCAATGCAGTCTGCCAAGCACTCTCTACCCAAGTCCTGTCTGCATGGTTCCAGTTCCACTGATAACCTGCTCTGTCTTGTGGCTTAGGGTCTCTGATGATCCATTCCCAGTTTAACCATACAAGTTCTTTGCTTTCAGGAATGTCTGTCGGAGGCTCTGGAGCCGGTTGCCAGCCTTCAGTGCCATCAGTTTCAGTGCTTGGGATAGACCCGTTCTTTGTCCAGTATTGCATGGTCTAGTCCTATAGGGTTGGAAACGCTGCTGTTGGTGCGGTGAAGTTAGCTGTGTAGCGAGCGTAGCCTTTGGTGATGCGTAGGTCTTGGATGTAGCCAGTATAATTTTCCGTACCACCGGAAGATGTTTGACCTACTCTTGAAATGTATACGCCAGGATCTGTTAAGTTATTAGTAAAAGACGCACTTCCAACAGAAGTACCATTAACGTAAACCGTTAATGTCCCACTCGCTCTTACATAAGCAATATGCGTCCAAGTATTCAAAGATGGGCCAGACGATCCGGTAACAATAAAGGCATTGGAATAGACAAACGGGTATCCATTAGTTTGAGTTAAAGCAAAATAAGCCCCTGTTGTTGTAGCGGCATTGCTAGGGTTTCTTGTGTCCCATATTGGGTAGTTTGTAGCAGCACTTCGGTTTGTGTTGTTAACCCAACATTCAACCGTAAAATCGCCAGTTCCAAAAGCAAGATTTATGCTTGCTGGTAATTGTAAATAATCCCCCGTCCCATCAAACTTAATACTCGTGCTTCCCCACTTCGGCGTTATTGCATTGCTTATCTGTGCATCTCCCACCGTCTCCAAGTCATTCTTAGACGTAGCATCGTAGATACCAGCGTTGGTGAAGTTGAGTAGTAGACTGGTGTTGGTGATGGCGGTGAGTGGTGCGGTTGGTGGGGTGAATGCTGAGGTGTATACGGCATCGCCTTTTACGCATCTATAACTTGATAAATATCCAGAAAGGTTATTCCCTGTCCCGCTTCCAAAAGCTCCAGCAAGAAGAGATCCTGTGTTGTTAAAATCAGTTGTAAAAGATGTGACAGTTGTGTCCAAGATGCCGTTAATAAATAATCTAAGCGTTGTCCCCGATCTTGTTAACGCAACATGAAACCATTGATTTACTGTTAATGCGGCGACACTTTGAAACACAGAAACTGTTGTGTAGAAACCTAATTTTCCAGTAGAAATAACTGATATTTCAAAAGTTCCGGCATTATTTGTACCTTTACATATGAGGTCACCAAAAGAAGCCGGTAATGCCGTAAGATATACCCATGTCTCAAAACAAAAATCTCCAGTTCCAAACCGAAGTGCCGCGTTATCTGGCACACTCAAATAATCCCCACTACCATCAAAATACCCACTCCCACCATAAGTCGCAGCACTCCAGCTTGCAGTGGGGTTGAATGGGGAGAAGGCAACTACGGAGGTGTTGCCGTTGACGGTAATGGTGAAGTTGTTAGTGCTGTTGTCTATGAAGCGGTTGGATTGGCAGGTGAGGAGGGAAGTTCCTGATATTGCTGTTAGTGGGGAAGTTGGTGGGGTAAAGTTGGCTGTGTAAACGGCAGTGCCTTTAACGATACGGGCGTTAGATATATACCCACTAAAATTTTCTGTTCCGGTATAAGAAGATCCAATTTTCCACCCACCTGTTCTTGTATCTATAGTTCCTGAAAAAGTTGCTGAACCTGTTTGAATCCCGTTTACAAACGCTCTTATAGTTGAGCCAGAACGTGTAGCAGCGATGTGATACCACTGATTCGCAACAAGAGTTCCCATTGAAATTGCAAAATTTTGTGTGCCAGCACTTTGAAACGAATACGCTGTTAAAGACCCGCTTGCCATATAAAACGCAAATTCATAATTAGAATCTGATTGAGATATTATTCGTTGATTTCCTGTTGTTGATGTAACATATACCCAACACTCTATAGTCCAATCTGCATTACTTAGTTGTAAAAAAGTGCTGTTTGCAACACTTAAATAATCCCCACTACCGTCAAAGTAATTACCCCACCCCGTCTGACTAAATGGTGAGAACGTACCCTGTGTCGTGTTGCCGTTGCGGGTGATGGTGAAGTTATTGGTAGAACCGTCTAAGAACGTATTGTTCTGTGCGCCGTTGGTTCCAGAACCAGGAAGCAATAGCGTGGTGTATTCGTAGTAAGGATCAACAGGTTGGCCAATCCCTGCAAGAACCTGAATAATACTCATGTGACATTACCAGAAACAATACAACTGTTTGGGCCAACAAAAATAATCGTTGCTAACCCTCTTGCAATCAAATTAATATTAGCTGCTGTACCACCGGCTCCACGATTTACATCTTGCCCTGTAATATACGCTGTTTGTACCGAACCAGCCCCCGTTGTTACTAAACTAACTTGAGTTGATGAATTGTTATATACAACAATTGAATCACCGGGGGAAAAACCGCTTGATGGGATAGTTATATTAGCCGTCGTAAAAATAACCCTTCCTACATCTAATGGGGATAATGTATACGCCGCCGATTGCGAGCTGGTCGGTACGCCTCTAAACCCTGCGACATTAAGGTTAAAAGCACCAGATTGCAACGGATTCATTAATAATTCCCGCCAAAAGCAGATACAGCAATACCAATATTTGTACCACCAGCAGCAACTGTTGCACCTGCATAGATTCGGTAAGTGCCAGTAATATTTAACCCACCTGTTGGAAGCGTTAGAGGATAGGTTGTTAATGCGGACGTACCAAGCGCAGTTACCGCCGTTGCTGGTATTGCCACTTCACCTAAGAAAATGTTATTGGTTGCAGTTGTATTGGCAGAACCATTGTTGATCCAAAATCTAATTACTGTTGCAGCGGATGTACCAGAAGCCGTTGCCCCGTTAGTAGAAGCTAACCGACACATAATTTGGTCAATTCGGGAACCATCAGCACCTGCTGTAAACACAAGCACCATTGCAGTACCCGTAGCTTCCGTACCATCAAAAGCTTTGGTGTTAGTCATTGCCGTAGAAAGAACAGCATTTAACGCCCCTACATTAGGCGTTTGAACAAAAATTGGAGTTGAAGTAACGGCCATAATTTACATCCCTGAAAAAAGTGTGTCCAAGAAAATATTTGAACCAGTGCTTGACGACCTAATCGTCACACTTCCGGAACTGTTGGTAATTGCTATATTTGCACCAGCCGTTAATGTAGCCAGTGTAAAGTTTGTACCATTACCAATTAAAAGCTGGCCGTTTGTTGGTACTGTTGCGGCGTAAACAGAACGTCCGGCAGGATACGTCACAAATACATTTTTAGTACCTGCGCCAAAATTAACTAAACTGCCTGAATTACTTGAAGCAAGGACCGTGTCTCTAGAGAGCGTTGTACCAGATGAGGTATACGTCCCTATGCCAACTTCCCAGGTATTTGCCGTGCCGTCAGTGATGGTATAAAACGTCGTGTTCCCATTACCAACAACAGAAAATGATTGAAACCCCGATACCGCACCGGCAAGCGTTACTGTGCCAGTACCCGTAGTGGTTGTTGTCTCTTTGACACGATCTGCAAGAATAAGCGCCATGTCGCACCTTTACCTTAACCGCCAGTGTTAATTAAGCTCCAGTATGTAGGACCGGCAAAACTACTCGCTTGTCCACTTGCTGATGCTCCTGTCAATACTACGCTGATTTCTGCTATTGTAATAGTGCCAACATTACCTTGGCTTTGGGCGCCAGATAAAAGCTGACCTCCATTTATAACCCCAACACTACCTACCGCAGATGCACCTGTTAACGTATAAAGATTTACTTGAACCCCAAGTGTGCCAGCAGCATTAGAACTTTGAACCCCTGTAAGGCTTACGGTTGGCCCAATAATCGGCACAACTGTTCCAACAGCACCAGACCCATTAACCCCTGTAAGAGATGCTGTTGGGCCAGCAGATGTAGTAATTGTTCCAATATTACCAAGCGCTTGTGTGCCAGTTAAAGCAACAAAAGCTTCAACAAAGGTGCCTACAGTACCTGCCGCGCCAACTGCTTGAGTTCCACTTAATGCTGCGTTAGGACCAGTTACTGCGACCACAGATCCTATGGCACCAACAGCTTGATTTCCTGTTAAAGATATAAATGATTCTTTAACTGCTGTTAAAGTGCCAACGCCACCCGAAGCCAAAACATTTGTTAGCGCTGCGCTTGGGCCAACAACCGCTGCGATTGTGCCTACTGTACCTGATGCTTGTGCTCCGGTTAGCGCAACTAAATATTCTATAACCGAAGTAACAGACCCTGTACTGCCTGATCCCTGAACACCACTGAGTTGTGCATTAGGCCCAACAACAGCCGTAACAGTTCCTACCGAACCAGTAGTCTGAACCCCTGTAAGGGCTACAGCACCGGCAGCATCATCGGGAAGCGCTGAAAACGGCGCTTCTGAAAAGGCATCAAAGCCAAACACAATAAACCAATCAGGTTGTTGCTAAACGAATCAATGCAGTGGTCGTTGTGTTTGAAGGCATTGTCAAGGTAAACACCCCTGCCGTAACCGTCTGTGATCCAAAAGTGTGGGCGCTGACCGATTTATTTGACTGCGTGCTGTTATAGATCAACACACAATCAAAAGCCGTGCTCAACGTCACAGGACTTCCACTTGTACCGTAGGTAATAGACGCCGTCGGTGTGGTAAACGCCGTGCCTGCGGTGGTTGATGCGTTTGTTGCAGTTGGAGCATTCCATGCAGAAATCGTCGCACCACCTGCCGTGTAATTTGTACCTGAAACCTCACCTGTGGCGGTATACGCCGTAGTTGAAGCATTGATTGTTGCCGAAGCAAGATACAGCGCCGCTTTAAACGTATCTGCGGTTGACGCTCCACGCGTTGGGGCTGTCCCAAAGTTATGGGTTGCCGTCAAAAGTTCGCCCATGAAGGACGTTGTCATACTTTGCGTATTAGCCATAATAAAACTCCTTTAAGCAATGGATGCCGCTTCCGCAAACAATGGCGGCGCTTTTTTCAAACGAACATGAACCGAGCGATGTACAAGTTCACTTTCAAACCAATACTCAACCCAAGTTGTGTATTCGTTTTCATTATCAACGACCCCCTCCTTCTTTTCAAGAAGGGATTCGTCCATCAAACCTTTTGTCGTAGTGATCATTAACTGATCCTTAATACTGAGTCTGTTGCGCCCATAGGCGGAAAAGTAACCACAAGATTAGAAGCTGTCTTTGTAATTGTCTGTCCAAAGTTAAGCACACATACTGCACGATTACCATTAGTTGAATTGTAAATCAATGCCCCAGCGCATGTAAGAGTAACGTTTGAAAAGGTTGCGTCGTCAAATGACCAATAACCTGTGCCGTTGGCTGCAAGAGGCGTGATGTTTGTAAGTGCAATCCCGCCAGCGGTGTAATTGGTTCCACTCGCTTCCCCTGTCGCAATATAAACCGTGGTATCCGCTCCGAGGGTAGCGTTAGCGGTGTAGAGCGCAAGGTAAAAAACATCCCCCGTACTCCTTGTAAAGTTGTGCAGTCCTTGGGCTACTTCTGCCTTAAAACTTGTGCAAATTGTTTGATTAATTGCCATCACACAACCTTGTCACGGACTTGGCCGGACCGATAAGCATCTTGACGCTCTAACCCATCCCCTAAGCGTTTTGCTAGAGAAAGCGCTTCTTTATACTTTTCCTCTACCTTAGCCATCATATCTTGCTCCGCTTTAATAAAGAAATAGCCTTCTCTTAAAGCACCGTAGAGCAATACAGAATCAAAATTATCCCCAAGCCATGTCGTACCTGCCGTAACAATAGACTCTGGGTAATAATAAAAATGTAGCTCAACCTGATAATCGTAGTCTGGCGTCGGCCCAAGCATAAAGCTAAGTTCGTTAGTAATTGTTGAGCCAGAGGTTTTAGGGCCAAATATTGCATAGCAATATGGTCTTCCTGTATTACCCGCACCTGTAGGAATAGGAAAAGATTCTCGTATGAAATTTACATCTTTGTTAAGTAGATAGTGATACGAACCATCTGTGTCAATGACAGCAAAACTGTAAGGAGCTAGAAAATCATCCGGGCAGGACAGGTACTGAAAATTTGGCACCGTTAACCCTGTCATGTTTTTACGCAATGATGGGAACTGAACGGAATTAAAAATGCGTTGCTCTGCTTGCTTAACAAAGGTAGCAAGCTGATCATCAGAACTCCAAACAGTGCTGGAATCCGTCAGACTAATCGTGGGGAAATCGTTTTCAACGTAACCACGAATTGCTTTTTTTAACTCCGTGTAATTCACGCCATTGGCCCCCGGCACATTACACCCTTGGTTGCGGCTCCAGCGCCACGCATCTTAATACCAGTAGTTTTTATCTGACTATTAGGATTCATGGCTACACCATGCGTCGGTTGCCAATCCTTGGGCATGTTGTACGGCATTTCTTTGCCCGGATTGGGAGAGGCCACCACTTTGGCTCCCGTCATGGTATGTGGCTCTGCATAAGTTGATGCGGGACCGACTTCTTTGCCACCCATCTTCATGGAATATTTAGCCATTATTTACCCCTTTGGTTTGCAACCCGAGCAAGGTTACGCCCTTCCCGGCGCATCATTTCAGAGGTAGGTCCGCCTTTCCTCATCTTCTTAACATCAGGATCAGGATGCGCCCCTTTGCCTTTTGCCATGTGTTTTTTAAGTGCTTCCATTGCTTTCATGTCAACTCCTATGTGGCTGTGACACTGTTTAAAAGAGCTTGCCCCACTAAATGATTAGGGGTCAAATCATAATCGTAAGATCGTGAACCACCAACAGGGTTAAACCCCCATTCAATAATACGGCTTCCTTCAGAAGGCACCCCCGTGTATAACGGGCTAGATCCGATCTCATTGGTAGTCTGCATCCCGTTGTATCCTGACTGATAATATGAGTTGGAATCGGGACGTGGATTCCGTACGGCTTGCGGGTCATTAACCGGATACATCCCCAATTGCAACTGCGGTTGATCAGGTTCCCAACAAGTAGGACACACCAGTATATTGACATTTTTTGTCTTAATTGTCAGCGGTTTGAGCTGTTTTAACTTATACCGAAAGTTGCACCTATCGCACTGCGCGATAGCCCACTTGCCGGATGCAAACTGATTAGGCATTTAAAAGTTCACACCGAGGAATGACTGCCGTGGCACAAATCGTATCGGTGCTTTCTCTCTGTCTTCTGTAGATGCCAACTCCCAGGCTTGATCGTATTGAGCCTTTAATACAGGCATCCGCTCTAATCCGCCTTCTACTTTCATTGACAACTTGTATGCCAAGCCAGCAACTAATGCTTCTTGGAATCTGAATGGAATATCTTCTACGTTGACACCGTTGCCAGCATCCTGCATCCGGCGCAGCCGCCAGTACACCAACGTGTAGTAAGGGTTGCTGATTGAACCTTGGTCAGGAGCTGGCCATACCGTCACATTGGGAAACTTCGTGTTCGTAATTGAATCGCCCGATGTATGCGACGCAGCCGTCGTGTTATTTTGCCCACGAACTACATTGTCAAGCGTTGCGTATGCCGACGCCCCAGTTGCTACATTTTCAGCTTGTGTAGACGTTCCATAGTAGTACACAGTTTCTGTTCCGATGGTTGCAAACCCAGCGTAAGGAACTTGAGTAAGGCTTGTAATTGGAATCGTTGTGACTGTCGCATTAATGCTCGCCGCCAAGGTTCCTGTAAACGTGTATGTCTGACCGCCCTGCCGGTCAATGTATATCTGGATCGGCCTGCCTGTGGCCAGCTTGTTTGGAATCGTAGAGTAAGTGCTTACGGAAATCCTACTGATGTTGATGTCGGTCTGATTCTGGTCTACGCCCGTGCGAATAATTGTCTCTACAAGATCAACCGTATTGATGGGCAGTGGATAAGTAATTTGATTTGTATAAAGCGGGATTGCCCCCTGCTCTATAGTCCAAAGGTTGATGCCCTGGTTCGCCCACTCTGTAACAAGTAGATTCAGGCTGCGCCGCGCTGTACGCAAATCATAGCCCGACCGCAGTTCTCGCCCGCAGCGTTCAAAAGCCTCTTCAACTAACTCATTAAGATTAGGATTAAATGTTGTTACGCCGGTTGTGCTCATGTTTAGCCTCTAATTCTCGGAGATCCATTGCGACATCGGCAACGCCATGCCAGTCCTGAAGCGCAACCATAACTTGTAAATACTCCATAAGTATTTCTTTTTGCACCTCAAACTTGGTGTAATCCTTCACTTTCCTACCTTCCGAAATGGGGCCACCTTTTTGGCAATACCCTTGGGCTGAGAAACAAACTGAAGCCCTTTTGACTTTCCTTCTCTTTTGGCTCGGGTGGTTGCTGCGTATTCTGCTGATGAAAGAGATTTAATCGCCGCCTCTGGGAGATAACGTTCCCCAGTATCAGATGATTTCTTGCCACTTTTCGTCCTCCAACGCTGGTCACCCCAAGCCTTAAGAGACTGCTGCGGGGCTTTCATACCATCCGGCCCTTCGTCTTTCCTCGTTTGGCTATACCATCAGCTCGTGCCGAGGCGGACTTTACCTTCCCGCCTCCTTTGAACCTACGGGTGTATTCCAATCCAACCATAGGCGCGCCAAAAGACATTTTCTCGCCTTTGCGCTTCTGCGCTTCAATATCAGCGTAAGCCTGTAGCTCTGACTGCTTATCTAAAGGCATTTTGTAACTCACACGGCCAGCTGCGCCCACACCGCCTTTGTCAATATTCAAATTGGTTAACTGCGCTGATAGTCGTTTTTTCTCTTCGTCAGTATCATAAGAATCAGTCACGATACCCACCTCCTGCGGCTTTATACCGCTTGGCTAGAAGCTGTGCCTTTCTGGCCGACCATTGGCCAGCACCTGTGCCTTGTACCGCAGCAGCTTTGATCTGGTTAAACAAACGCTTTCGCATCCCCGGCTTTGTGTAATTACCTGCCGCATTAACCTTCCCGCCTTCTGCAAACTGAAGAAAGTCTGTGTTATCGCGGCGCGGTCGTACTTTGGCCTTGGGCATTTTGGAGGGATTGATTGCCCCCATTCCCCTGCTCTTGAGCATATAGATTCCCCATAAGGGCCGCTAGTCCATAACCCAAGTACGGGTCTAACGGGCGTAGGTAATTAGGATACGGCATTTCATACGTTCCATAAAGCTCTGGAGGGCCAACTACTGGATAACCGTAGTTTGTATAACCTTGCTGACCAACTGTGCCAAATGGTAAATACAGTGCCGGGAACTGTACCGCTTTTGTCCCTCCCCCAGAAGTCTTATCACCGCCAGCAGCTGGTACCGTATCTGCGCCAACCGCAGGAATCGTATCTGCGCCAATCCCCGGAATTGTGTCTGCACCAATAGCAGGGATTGTGTCCACACCGACCCCTGGGACTGTAGTTGGACCCGGAAGTAAATCTAAACCTCCTACCGGCAATGTATCTGCGCCTGTTGGAACCGTGTCTACTCCTAATCCTCCGGGTAGTGTCACCGCAGGGTTTACAACAATCGGTCCCGTAGGTACGTTTCCATCCGGAAGTTTTGTATCTAATACAGGTGGTGTGGGTGGCGTTACATCCACTTTTGTATCTGGCAGCACCCCAACTACTGTGTTGTCTTTCGGGTCAATCACAACACTACTACCATCTTTTACGTCAATGCCTCCAGTAGTCACAACGGTCGGGCTTGGGCTTCCTGTGTCAATAATTGCTGTCTTAGTATCTGGATCAACCTTTACGACCTCACCAACAGTAATCGTCGGGCCAGTTATACCCAATGTGTCATCCTTAACCGCAGGAAGTACATCCCCCGTAACCAACGCAGGGGGTGTTTCTAAATCAATACCCTTGTCTTCTGGCAGCGTAATTATTGGTGGCAGAAGTGTCGTTGTGTCACCCGTGTCTATGGGGATTGTGTCAACAACAGTATCACCTACGATGGGTGACCCCATGTCTTGCTTCGTATCGCCAATTAAACCTGATGATGTATCTACTGGTGGCGTGCTAGGGATAATCACAGGCAATTGGTTAGATGTATCAATGCCTGAAAGATCTAGGCCGCTTAAATCAAGACCGCTTAGATCAAGCGTTGATCCTTCTTTCGTGGCTGTTTCAACTGGGGTTCCGCCTGCTTTTGTATCAGTGACAACAATGGTGTCTCCTGTTTTTACGTCACCCATCATTGTTGTGTCGATAATATCAACACCATCTTTTGTTTCTACGATAGCTGTCTTTGTTTCTGGGTCAGCCAGCAAAATAGTACCTTGGTTAGAGGTCGCCCCAACCGTTTCATTGGATTGCGATACTGTAACCGACCCATTTCCAAAAGTTACTTGGTCGCCTGTTTTAACTACCAAACCATCCTTACCCTCTGTGTTTGGAACAAAAGCCACAGACCCATCGTTTGTTAGTACGAGTGCGCCTTTATCGTTGGATGTTATGACATCACCCGTCTGTAATTCGCCTGCAATAGCGTTTATGTTTACTGACTTAGCAACCTCATTAGATAAATCCGATACAAGAGATCCTTCGCTCTTCAACGTCTCTAGCGCAGCTGGATCAGCTTGCGTGATGATGTTGAGCGCATTGTTTTGCAATTCTTGAGCATTCAACGTCGCCGTTGAACCATCAGTATTTGTAATGTTGAACGTATTGCCATTTAAATCAACACTTGTGACCACATAACCTTTGTCTTCGTTGTTCAGCACAACATCAAAGACTGACTGAGCAGGCTGACTTGATGAAATTTCTATTGGATCGCCAGACACAACATCTAATGCAGGCTCATTGACTACTTCTTTAATCACAATCGGCGTGCCGTCGGCGTTGAGCTGCGCCTTATTATTGCTGTCCGTTAAAAGCTCTACAGGTTTTGTTACTGGCACAACATCCAAAACATCATCCAGCTTTGTATCCGGTTCTTTTTGAGACAATTTGTCTGCAATTTGTATATCAATCAAGCCTAGATTCGCAGCCCGAGACGCTGCAAATGCACCGCCGCCAAGTCCAAGTGCAATATTTGTTGCGCCAAATACCGTCTCAAATTGAGATGCTGCCAGCTTCGCCCACCCTTCAGCGGTTGTCGGCGTTGTATCTGTAATGCCGTAAATCTGATCGTTAGCCATTTGCAACGCTGTCGTAACAGCTTCAGTAAGCTGTTCTACGCCGTTGATCTTTGCCCATGTGCCAACCATTGAGGCAAGTTCTGCTTTAGTGGCATTGAATGGCAGCTTTGACATCTCTGACGTAAGGCTTTCTCTTATAGCCACTGATGTTCCGGGAGCTACTGTTGGTTTTATTGCGCCAAGCAGCACTTTGTTTGCTATGGTTTCGCCAACATACTCCGCCATTCCCACGCCAAGCGCTCGTTGATATGCCGTAACATCATCTAAGCCACGATCTTTGCCGTCTAAATACGCTTCATTTGTGGCTACTAATGTTGGTGCAATCCCTGTAGCCCAAACCGACCCGCCGGTTAAAATAATTGATAGCCCGGATAAAAGGCCAGACGATACAGCCAATGTCTTTTCCGCATCTGGGCTTGTTGCAACAATATTCCTTGCTGCATAAAAAGCATCTGTTGAGGCCTGTTTTAACCGGTCGGCCATTTCCGTTTGGCCTAATCCGTTCAAAGCTTCTGATGCAAAATTTGCCCCGGCGCTCCCAGAAACCATCGCTAAATGACCAAAGCCGTTTAACAAAGAACTTGCTGTCGCTCTGTAAGAACTCAGCGGGGCTTGCGTTGGTTGTGTATATCCTGCGCTTGTTGCAACTACGCCTGCGCGGGTAGACATATCCGCTTCTAATGCTTTTTGTGAATTAAATCCTGTTGGGTTAACGCCCGACGCGTTGTAACCTTTGGATATTAAGTCGTTGGCGACCACTACGTAACGATCATAATCTTCCTTGCTTTTGCCACCCCCGGCGGCTTGAAATCCTTGTACCGTGTACATGCCATTTTCAAGTCGCGCCTGGGGGACTTCTGCCGAACCCGGCGCTTCAACAGCACCTTTAGGAACAAAACTACCATCTCTTAATTCATACGTTACGCCGTTTTGGATATACCCAGTCACGCCGCCGCTTGAATTGGTGATAAGCGTTGCCTCTTTAGAAAGTTTCGTTTCCTTTCCACTAGCATCGCGCAGCACCGTCATTTGCTGCTCACCTTCATAAAACTTACCGCCGTAGCTGTAAGAAGCCCCTTTCCCGTAAAGCGTTTCCGCAGCTTCTCTTGCCTTTTCTTGAGTCTTTTGATTGGCAATTAGTGAAGCTTCAAGCTTTGCCATGTCGTAACCTTGGAAGTCCAAAGCACCAGCTGCCCGCGCTTCATTAAATCGCTGGACAGCTTCGACGCCCTCAAACTGGGTGGCTCCGGATGCTAAAGCTTCTGCTGCTTTAATGGCTGAGTCATAACCTAAAAACTCATCAATGACGTTAGTCGTTGTGCTAGGTTTTGTACTAGGCGTCGTGATACTTGAAGATGTGTCTAAGCCGATTGGCTGCGTGACCGTTGGCTGCGTGATCACATCTTCTTTGACGGGCGTTATCGTATCTTCGCCTAGCCCAGTAACTGTATCTAGTCTTAACGTGTCATCAAAAACCGGCTCTGTTGGCGTTGACTGTAGTTGCTTGATTTCACCTTCGTTGAAAGCTCCAAGATCTACCGCCTGTCCTGTTTGGATGTTTTTTGCCCCAGATGCAGCGTCTAAACCAAGGTTGTCAAACAATCCTTTGTTTTGCATCACAAAGTTCACAGCGGTCGATGGGTTCATCAACGCTTCTAAATTCTTGCCTTGCGTGACTACCGTGTCTAACACTAACTTTGTTTGTGCGGCATTAAGACCTGTTGCGTCTTGGATTGCTTTAGATAGCGTTGGCGCTACGCCCGCTGTAATGACTTGTGTTGGGTCAATCTCGCCTTTTGCAACGAGTTGCATGACTGCGTTGCCTGCGGCTTTGTCTATGCCTGCTGGCAAATTAAATTCTGCTAACGCTGAATTAACGGCATTCGCCGTAATCTGCCCAATGACTGGCGCTATACCACTAGCAAATCCTTTGTTAAAGTCACCGCCTGATGCTTCTGCCATTACCCCATTAAAAGTACCATTAACAACCATAGACGCAGCATAAGGTGCAATAGAGGCGGGAACTCCTGCGGCCATTAACGATCCAGTAAGACCTGTGCCAGCCACAGCTTCTCCACCCAGCATAGCCAGTTCTACGCCACCTACGGTAGAACCTATCAACTCAGGAAGAATTTGTGGTGCAACTACGGCTGCAGCAAAGGCCAGCACCATGCCAACTTCTTGTTTGTCTGACGTGTCTTCAAACGTTGTTGAAAACACAGGTTTGCCAGACTCATCTACCTTAACCTGATAATTCGTACCGCCTTCGCCTGTGTAGGTTGCGCCTAAATATGGAACAAATTCTTTGCCTGTAGCAGGGTCTATGTATTTTGTTTCTGTTCGCTCTATTGTGCCGCCGCCTTCTGGGCTTGGTTCACTGTAAGTTACTTCCGTGGGCTTGTATTTAGCAAGTTCTGATACGTCAGTGATACCTTGTTGCAGAAGACCGCGAGCCATGTCAAGAGCAACTTGGTCTACAGTCGTTGGAGCTTTACCTTCAGGAAACAGTTTTTTGGCTTCGTCGTAATCAAACCCTACGCTTTGACCTTCGGTTTTGTACACACCGCCGCTAGATGATTTCAAGTCAAAGTTTTGCTTGACCTGTTCGGCAAGCTTCATCAAATCCGATGCTGCGTATTTTTTGCCTTGATAGTCTGTAAGTTCAGTGCCACTTAGCGACTGTTTAAACTCTTCGTCTTTAACGTATGCCTGTAGGTTTTTTAAGATCTCTGGCTGCGACTCGCTGGTTCCCACATAACTTACAACCTTGGATAAATCCATGTTGTTGTCTTTGGCAAACTGCGCTAACTCTTGGTAACTCAGTTGTTTATCCTCGCCGCTATATCCTTGCAGCGCCGTACTTACACGGTAGTTATCCAAATCCTTGGCAGTTACTTTTGTAAACTCGCCAAAGATTCGCTCCATATCAGCATCAGATAATTTTTGCTTGCTTTGGTAGTCAAGCACCTGTTGCATCGTTGGCGCAGCCTCTAACCCTCTGTAAGCATCCCGTAAGGCCTGTTCTTGCGGCGTAAATTGTGATTCAGCCGTTAAAGCTTCTTTAAGCGCCGTTTTCTCTTTTTCTTCGCCGCCAAGATATTTATTTACAAAATCAGTGATTGATATATCGTTTTCCTTGGCAACGCCAAGTATTTCACTGTATGTAAGATTATCTTTCTGTAAATCCTGCAGCTTGTTTGATATATCTACATCACGCAAAGCAGTTTGCGTTGCCGATTTATCTACGCCAAGCAAGTCCGTCAAACCCTGCTGTGCATCAATGCCAGCAGTGCGAAGCGTCGTTGCTACTTGTTTTAGGTTAGTGTTTACTAAATCTTTAAATTCATCTTCTGACTTGCCATAAAACTTGGCTAAGTTCTCTGGCGAGATCCCTTGTTTGATACTCTGTGCAATTGCATCCCCAAGATTTACCGTAATAACAGGATTGCCTTTTGCATCTAATACGGGCTTTCCATCTTTATCTAACGCTGGTTTTTCTAACGCACTAAATTGCTGACGGTCCTTTTCATAGACCATTGAATCTAGTATCTGTTCTTGGGTTGTGTTTTTGAATGTTGATTTAAGTGCATTAGCTACTGTTGCATACGGTAATTTGTTTTCATCTGCGTAAGCAACTATGTTTTCAAACGTAATGCTCCCGGTTGTTGTAAGCGCCGAAACGCCTTTGATAATGTCTGCGTCTGATTGATTGCCTACCAATTTGACAAAAGCGTTATCAATTGACGCCGTAGGTACTTTTAATTCTTCTGCTATTTCTTTAATTTCTGCGGTCGTCATGCCGTTTTGCAAAGCTGTCAAAACGGCTTCATTTACTTGAGTCTGTGTAAATGCTGCCTGCTCTGGCGTACGGTTAATGTAATTGGTGACATCAGCAACCGTAATGTCTGGGTTAACTGTTTGCGCTGCTTTAGCTAACTCTTCAACCTTTACACCTAACTCTGCCGCTTTTTGTTTGATGGCAGCGGGGTCATCAATATTTTTTAATAACCATTCCCCTGTCGCTGCGTATTGCTCTGGTGTATATCTGTCAGCAAGTGATGGTGCGGCAGGGGCAGCAATAACAGGGGTTGTATCTACAAAACCGGTATCTACAGGACCGGTATCAACAATGCCAGTGTCCACAGGGCCAGAAACTATTGGTCCAGGAATTACAGGTCCAGTATCAACAGATCCTGTATCTACAGGGCCGGTATCTACAGGGCTAGTAGCTTTAGTTAGGTAATTTTCTACATCTCCTGTTGTTACGCCTGTATTTACCGTTTGTGCTGCGGCCAAAATATCTTGGGTTGAAAGACCTAGATTTTGAGCAACTTGAGCTATGACTTCGGGCTTGTCAATATTTTGAGCTATAAATTGCCCGGCGGCTTGGTATTGTTCTTGGGTGTAAATAGGACGATTATCAACAGAACCTGATGAAACTGTTGATAAAGGGCTTTCTACAGGGCCGCTAGTTACAGAGCTAGTGTCAGGAGCAGGAACGTTCTCTATAACAGGTTCGTTATAAACAAAAGTTTCTACAGGCCCACTACCTAAAGAACTACTTCTAGGGTCGACAATAACGTCTTCAAAACCTGAGCTAACTGGTTCTGAGTAAACTGGCTCAGAATAAACAGGGCCAGTATCTACAGGGCCGGTATCCGCTGGGACATCTACCGTAACTGTTGTACCGGGGTCTGAGTAATAAACTGCGGCTAGATCAACACCATAATTGGCAGCGGCGGCAATAACATCCTCTAGACTTACGCCTGAGTTAATAAGTGTTACCGCTAAATCTACAATATCTTCTCTTGAGTAAGATGTAGACATTTCAATCCATTTGTAGATTTAGAATGACAACAAACTACCGCTAGTCTTACACGCTTCTTAGCATGAACCGCCGTTACGCATTTTGATCATCGTGCCTTTGGTCTTGCCTTTCTTGGCAATGCCGTTAATAGATGGTGCAGCAGTCTTTACTGCGCCCATCTTAGTCATGCCACCAGCTTTCATACCTTTCATCTCGGCCATTTCATGCTTGACCATTGACTTCGGTGCGCCCTTGGCTTTCATAAAGGCAACTTCTTTCTTGACCATTGCCTTGGGTTCTCCACCCATCTTGTAACCTTTCATGGCTTTTTGCTCCGATATGCCAATCGCTATGGCTTGTTTGGGGTTAGTGACTTTTTGCCCAGAGGAAGACTTTAACTTGCCTTCTTTAAACTCTTTCATCACGCGACTCATCTTATCCATCAAATGATCCTCCCGCGTGTCTTTCCTTTTGTAGCAATACCATCCGCTCGTTTAGATGCTGATGACACTTTACCGCCCTTTTTGTACCCAGCCTCTTTCAGCTTACGCTTCAGGATATAAGCATCTGGCTCCATGCCGAAACGATCTGCTTTCATAATTGATGGGCTAATACGTGCTTCACGGGCTTTTTCTGCCAACGCTTCACGACGGTTCTGTGGCATGAATTTTTTGCTGTCATACTGGTATGACACCTCTTCCGTTTTTGCCGGAGTTCCCCTGCGGCGCAGCCCTTGTTGAGCATTAAGATAGTCACGAAGGTTGTCGTAACCAGCTTTTTGCATTTGCTCTTTGGTTACTACAGGAGGCTTGGGTTTGGTTGTTGCAGGAGTTGTTGCTGGTCTTGTGACCCCCGATAACATGCCAACACCTGTATCTTCCCTGGCAGTACCTGCTGCTTGAGCTGCTTCACGAAGGCGATTTGGATACTCGACGTTGCCTAGTGTTCCTGTCATTTGCCTGCCACGAATAGCATCCTCTATATCACTAGGATCTAATGTACTCATCCGGCCTGCACGGTTTTCGTTTCGCCCATAGTTATCTGCGTCAGCATATGCGCCCGTTTCCATGATGGCTCCACGCATGGCTCGTTTGCGCTCTTCATCACTAGCAAATCCAGGTGATACTAAGTCGCCCTCTTGAAACCGTTTGACTTTGCGCTTTTTCATTTCATCACCACCATTGTGCCTTTGGTTTTACCGCGCTGGGCGCATCCATCTGCTGCACGGACATAGCCGCCATTCTTGAACATTTTGCCAAGATTAGGACGCTTATCTAACTTACGCAGCTTCTCGTCTTCAGTTTCTTGCTGCATAGCACCCTTCTCTTTCATGGTTGGAACCAGATCATAGTTAGGGTTGTATGGAGAATCGCCGTGATAGCCACGGCCTTGACGGGGATCATCTTTGTTCATTCGGGCCATCACTGTTTTCCTTTCGCAAGGGCATCAATTTTTGCTTCAAGCCTTTCAAAGCCTGAATCAAATCTTTCCATAATTTTTTCAAGATCCTGCCTAACTTCTGCACGGGTAATGTGATCACGGGCTATTTCCTCCCGAGTTCTATTTAATAGGATCTGGATGCGTTTCTGTTCATCAGAAGCTTGCTTCAACATGAACATCACCAGCCCCACTAAAAACGAAGTGATTAGATTCCAAACAAGCGTACCCGTTTCCATTTAGCACTTCCATGCCCTTAATGATTTGTTGATACGGCTATTTGGGTCATTGGCGGTTTTAGACGAAGTAAGCTTCTTTTTCATGCCCTCCATGCGCGCACAGAAGGATTTCTTCCTTGCGCCGCCTTCTGGTTGTGGAGGTTTCAATCCGGGCTTGCCGGGATTGGCTGCATTGTAAGAAGCTCTACCTTTGGCGTTTAAACCACCCTTCGGGTTTTTGCCCTCGGCACGTTGCCATGCAGGAGTCTTAGCCATAATAGATCTGTGCCGCAGCGATGTTAGACATATAGCCATAAACCGCTGTGTCGGCTAATACACCTTCACCCGGAATAAATGGCGCATTCTGAAACACATCTGTGGAATCTACTTCATAGGTCATAAGCCAACGGCCCACTGCATACACCGCCGCCGGGGTTCCAGTGATCGTCCCGCTGTTTATGTCCGTTACCGAGAAGCTATCGGCATCTATCCGAGTCACGGTATACGTCCCATCCGTTGCAGTACCGCCAGTTCCCGAGGCAAAGTGAATACCTATGACAGACCCACTTGTAAGACCATGCGCTGTTTTTGACACCGTCACGGTTGTACCTGACCGAGCATAAGTAACACTTGCAGTGACTGGTGCTGCGGCTGCGTCAAATAAAACTAACGTCCCGTCCGCAGAACCCGCCCCAACCATTGAAATGCCTTTTACACGGTTGCGGCCTTTAACAAAAAAACCGCTACCGTTTAGATGGGCCTGCTTTACATCGGTTTGCATCCCCATGATGCACTCCTATTAGCTATCGCTGAATGGTGTGACTAGGACGCCAGATCCAAGCAGATTTCCTTGGACAAGGTATTTTGCAGATGCAATCGCAGTAAAGGTAATGACCGATCCCGCAATCCCGCCCTTAGTCGTACCGTTTAAGGTACAGACATCATTGGACGCGCCAGAGATAAAGGTCTTGCCGTCACCGCCATCATCAATACCAATAAATACACCGCCCACAAACTTGTCCGTGCCATCGGTTTGGAAGACAAGCGCAGATGCTGTGGTCTCTACAACAAACGAGTACACCGTACCAATGTTGTTGGTGCTATTGGGATCAGCGCCGGGACCAGAGCTTGTGGAATAAGCCGTAGCAATAATGGTTGGAAGCGTAATAACGAGCGTTGCATCGTTCGTTTTGATTAACCGACCGGCATATCCTGCCGTGGTCAATGTGATGGTGTTCGTAGCATTAGGGATGTCAATAATGCTGTTTGGCCCTTGGGCGTAGAAACCGCCCAGCGAACGTACTGGACCGTCAAAGGTAGAAATAGCCATAATAACTCCGCGTTGTAGCGCATCCCCATACCGTCTCTACAAAGTCTGCTAGGTCAGTCTGTATGGGTGGGAACCCTAGTAACTGGTTTGTATCAGTTATTGGGGTGGGAGTCAATTAGCTTTGCGCGGATTAATGCAAGATCGTTTTCAGTGGGCTTTGAATCAATGCCGCCATATCTAAAACTATACCCAGCTAAACGCCCTTTTGTTAAATGTTTGCCGGATACCAAAGCCCTACGAAGGGTCGGCATTTTCATTCCGTAGTGGCTCAGCACCGCAGTGAGGCTTGGGAATAAAATGCCATCAGGCATAACAAATACAGTTTTGCTCATCTTTTCTTTTGCCTCATCGGTATGTTTACGTCCTAGCCAGTGCTTATGGCTACGCCCTGATTCAATATTTTCACGAATCTTTAAGAGCCCTTCTTCTGAAACCTTGCGACCTTCTACTTTTGGCTTGCCCCGCTGCGCCGCACCAATCTTTGCTTTTGTCTCGTCTGATAGCGTTTTACCGTACCGGTAGTGGTTTTCCCCGGCGGTGGGAACCCTGTTTTGTTTAATCTTTAACTTGGTTTCTTCGGTGTGTTTTTTCCCGACACGCGGGTGGTTAAAGTAATCAGCAGCGTAAAACTCTTTAAGAGCCTCAGAAATTTTTTCTTTTTGTTGTTGGGCCATCACTTTGCCAAAATTTGGCGTAGCTTGTGGCGGGGCGTTACGCCAAGGGGCGTCCGAAGAATACCCAGAGTTGTAACACATGGGTTGCCCAACATGTTGAAGTAAATAAATATCTTCTACTTGTTGGAGCGACATACCCTCCGAAACAATCTCAACAACCACAAACTCAAATTTATCTTCGCCGTATTTGTTCCACGATGCTTGCAAGTGCTTGCAATGATGCCTATTACCGCGAAGCAAATTGCGGTGTTGCCTGAAGCGCACCTTCTTGTTTGTCGTGCTACCTACATAAAACTTGTTGTTGACCACGTTGATGATTTTATAAATGACTTGCTCCATGTTTCCTCCGTTACAAAGCCATAACCGTAATGTACCGAAAGGAACTAACAATGTCAACAAGCAAAGAAAAAGCCACCCGAAGGTGGCTTCCAAACCAAGCTAAGTGCTTGATTTTATTGGTATTAGGCGCCTTGCGAGCCGAAGATACCGAGGGGGTCGCTCACTCCAAACGAGTAGCGCTCTCTCGCTTTATATCTTACGTTCCCCGTGTCAAAGTCCCCGTCCATTCCAGTCTGCATGGGTGTCCGCACGAAGTGCTTCAATCCATTGGGCACGTCGGTGGTAAGGAACCAGCCGTTCGTGTCAGTCAAGAAGTGGTTAATGGTATATCCCTCGGGGATTGAACCATTGTTCTTGATGGCGTTGATGTCGTTGTTGTTAGTACCGACACGGAGTTCGGTTTCTAACAGACGGGTAGCCACGAACTGGAGGTTCGGAGGAACAATCAGCTTGCGTGGGCGAGCTGCAATCAACAGACCACGTTCGTCCGTCCACCCTGCGATTTGAATGACTGCGTTTTCCAACGAAGTCTCATTCAAGTCAGCCTGGGTAGCAGGCGTGTTGCTGTTAGTGCCGCCGGACACAAGAGGATGCGATGTGGAAAACAAAGGCTGTCCATCACCGTAAGTAACGGTAGATGCCCATCCGTTGTTCAGCACTGCTGCACCCTTGACTTGTTTCGTGTATGCCATTGCGCGAGCAAGCGCTTTGGTATAACGCGAACTGAGCGAGTCGTACAGGTTGTCTTCAATCGCTTCTTCAGTGACTGAAAAGCCCATCGCAATCGTCTCATGGGTGTAGCGAGCCGTCCAAGCTTCCTGTGCGTTGTCATAAGCAATCGCAGAGCCTTCGTTCTTGACTGGTGCAGCCGAGAATCCAGACAGCTTGGTTTCCTCTTCAAACGAACGCTCAGAGGTCTCGGTTTCGTAGATCTCTTTGTGTTCTTCGCCATAACGAGCGTACTCAAGACCGAACAGTGCGTTCAAGCCGGGGAGCAGCTCTTTCAGTAGTTGTGCGCGTGAAATAGCCATTTATGTTCCCCTTACAGTCCGACTGGGTTGTTGTACGCATGACCACCAGTCACCACGCCAGTCGCTTGCACCACATAGGCTGCATTAAACTTAACAATGACTTCTGGATAGTACAGAGTACCGCTATAGGTAAATGCCGTGTCAGGCACCACATCAATAATTCGCAACGGCAAAGTCTGGGTCGTTGCACCGCTAGCAATATCTACTGCGTAGCGTGAATCTTTGGTTGTGGTATTTAGGGTGTTTGCAACCATAGCAACGTTTAAACCTACGTCAGTGTAGGTAAAACCTGATGTGGTAGAAACAACCGTCGTGCCGCTAACACCGCAAACTTGGAACAACTGATCTGGGTCTTCACAGATGTAAGCAACGATGTTTGTGTTACTTGCTACTGCGGTACCAGAGATCCAAGCTTGTGAGAAGGTCGGCTGACCAGTTACGGATGAAACAAACGTCACGCCCATGAACACACCAGCAAAACCAGTGGTTGGGGCAGTCGTTGTTTCGGTACAGACGACAACGCAACCGTTGCTATCAAACTTCACAGGGTCACCAAAACCAATACTCGATGCGCTGGAGTTTACGATCCGACGCTGACGAGTGGCTCCGGCAAACACCTGACCGCCGATCAAATTGACCGGACGCAGGCCATATGGGCCTGAAATAGTCGGGTAAGCCATTTAAATTACTCCAAATGAGGTTTATCTCTTACCGAATCGGACCTCGGATCGTTTCTCATTAAAGAGTGGCATCCGTGGGTCGTTTTCGCGCATGAAATTACTGTCCACACTCTGCATCCAATCACGAGCTTGCTGCATGTAATAACTATTACGTTGCTCGACCATCTCTACAGGGGCGCGGCACAGCATTAATCCACCAATCTCAATGTTTCCGGTTTGAGGTCCGGTTGCGAGCATGGCTCGGGCTACTTCTGGATATTCTTCCCATTTGCATGGTTCAAATCCATCTTGATGACGGGTTGCTACATTTCTAGCGTCAGGCTGTCCAAGGATTGACGTTCTGACCCAGCGATGTTTCCAGCCATCTCTCGGTAGGGGATCAGGCAATGAGCTGGGCGGCTTCCACTGCTTGGGACGTTCCGTTTGTTCACGGCTCTGTACTTCACGGGATTCGCGGCTCATAGTTTTCCTTCCATACGGAGTTTTGCCAATTCTCTGGCGTAAGTTTCTAGCGGCACGCCAATCCTGCGGGCAGCGTTAGCTTCCGAGGCGGTCAGCTTCAGTTTTTTAGGTGGCGAGCTGCGCGTTGCCGGGGCAACCACCGAAGCAGGACGTCTTGTTTCTTCTTTTGGCTCGTCCTGTAAACCAAAATATTCAGGAAATTTTTCCTTTATGCGAGAATTTATTTTCTCGTAATACTCATCAGTAAGTGCATATTGTTCGCCACGTTCCCGAGTAAGCTTGCGGTGCAGGCCCATAGCGAAAAATGTCATCTCATCATCAACCCCAGGCTGACCTGACTGCCCGAACCAAGGGTTCTGGCGCTTCCAATCATCAGCTTTGCGGTCTATATAAGTATCTTGTGGTGGATTATAGGCAGGAGTTTGCTGTTGCGGCAACTGTTGTTGTGGCTGCGCCGCTTGGGGCTTAAAGTTTTTAACCCGCTCTGACTTCAACATAGCAACATTTAAAGCCTTTTGGGCTTTTAAAATGCGGTCGCTATCTTGGCTTTCTAATGCCTCCTTATAACTACGTTCTGCTTCTGCAACTTCTTTTTCCGTTGCAAACTGCATCGTCTTTATAAGCGTTGACTCGCCATTAGTCAGTTTTTCTTTAAGCTTTGCATTCTCATCTGCGATTTGTTTTGCATAAGCAATAGCCGCTTCACGTTCACGAAATGCCTCTTCCTTGGCGCGTCGTTCATCGTGATAACCATGCTTTAAGTGCTGAATGCGTTTCTTAACATTGTCTGAGTAATTCTTAATCTCATCTTCAGGAATATCTGATGGATCTGCTTTTAACGGCGTTGCATTTTTATCCGCTTCAGGCCGGTCATCAACAATTTCTATTTCTGACGGACCTTCGCCTTCTACTTCTACTTCAATCTTTCCTTCTTGCTCTGCTGCCATAACGGCTCCTTTATGCGCGGCTATATCCGCGTGGGTCTTGCACGACACCTTCTACCGTGTCGTCGTTAATCAAACGAAACTCTCTTCCATGAATCTTGAATCGCGTGCCTGAATAAGCGCGGACCAAAATAAAATCACCTTCGTGGCACCACGGCCCCGTAGGAAATTTGGCCTGATCTTTGTAACAATCCGGCCCTTGCTTTAAAACAAACAAAACTACCGTACTGAACTCTTCCAACTTTGTCAGTGCGTCTGGTTTTAAAATGCCATTCGCAAACTTGTCCTCAACTTCAGGCAAGGCACATAACATCCGATAGCCCGTAGGCACAGGAAGCTGGGTGGCTTGTGGTGCTTCTAATTCAGATAAATCCGTCATCTCTTTCCTTTGCTCGACTTGCAAGGTCTTCATTAGTGCGCCTTGCGACCATCAGACCTTGAATCTGGCCGCAGACGAATTTGTAGTCATCAAATGACTTCATGCTCCCTTGCGAAAGTTGTCCTTCTAAATAACTAATATGCTTTCTCAACTCTAAGTCCAACGCTTCGTAGTAATCCATTACATACCCCGGCGAATATCCACTGCTTTATCAATCATCTTGGCTGCGATGTTTTGCTCGGCAATCGCGTTTTGACTGGCTATGCGTTGCTCTTCTAGCCTTACCTTGTCTTGTTGTGCTTGTGCCTTGAGCTGCATCTCAGCCTGATCCTTCATGGCCTCACGTTGCTCGCGAGCCTGTTTAATTGCCAGTTCAGCTTGCTGCATTTGCACAACTGGATCTTGTTGCGCCTCTTGCGCTTGTTGTTGAGCGGCTTGGTTTTGATGTACCTGAAGCAGCTGCTGCGCTCCTTTGGCTACAAGTCTTGATAACTCGACTTCAAAGTCTTCAGGTAAAGGCTCATCCGGCGGGGGAAGTGGCACGCCTAATTGTTCTTCAAGTTGTTTGCGGTACAAGAATCCAAGATGTTCATTAACGTGAGCCATTGCCGCAGCCATCATCTGCCCACCCATCGGGTTTTGCTGCGTCATCTGTCTTAACATTGGATCTTGAAGTGCAGCCATGTGAACGGCTAAATGCGCTTCATGGTCTTGATACATGAATGCTTTAACCGGCTGCATATTAAGTATGCACATGTTCTCCGACACCGGATCTCTTGGCGTTTGATCCTTTGATCCAGGTATCAGCTTATCAATATCCTTAATACCCAATACGCCAAGCATTCGCTTATGAAGCTCTGGCATATCGTATATCTGCGGGGCTTGTGCGGCCAGCTGAAGCACCGCTTGATACTGCGTTACTCGTTGGGCAAGTGTTGTTGCATTAGGATCTGATACAGGTATGACATCTACATGGTCATAATCTGACTGTTTGACTTGCCGACCCATCGGCGAATCAACATCGTATGAATATTCTTCCGGTGTGTAATCCCTAATGATCGCTGCCAGTAATTTGAACTCTTGGCGCATCGAGTAATGCAGTCTTGCCTGCACCGCAGACATTACCTTTAGCGTTCTTTCTAAAACTGCCAGCGTTGTGCCAACCGGTGTATTGGCAGACAAATCAGAAATCTGCATGTCAGCCGTTGCGGCAAATCTTCTACCCTCAGCAACAATCGTTTGCAGCAGTTGATAAAGCACCTGACTCGGTTCTTTATAGGGCAGCGGCAAAATGTTGTCTCTGATTGATCCAGAAGGAACATCGACATCCCTAAATTCCCCCGGACTAATCGGTGTGTCATCACCCTTAACCCGCAGGCCGCGAGACTTCAATCCTCCCGGCAGATTGGATAACGTCCCTGCATCGACTAACTGCCTAATTAAAGACGTACCTGATTTCGCAAACGCACCAACCAAATGAATCAGCCCAAACCCGTAGAAACCAAACCCAGGTATATATATATAGTGGGTGTAGTGCATCCGCTTTAATTTCAACGGATCATCGGCGTACCAGTTCCTTCGGATAGCAAGAATCTTGCTCGTGCCTTTGTCTATCGTCACCACATAAGGCAGTGCAATCCCAGTCGGACCTTCTTTGTCTGAATCTTCAAACCCCGGTAGATCAATATCCACACACATTTCAAGAATGCGGTAGCGATCATCCATCGTGGCAGACATACCCTGCTCTTCTGCCTTGCGCTTTTCAATATCATCCAGCGTTGTCGTAGGCTCGCCAAGTTCTACATCCCGCCACAAACCAGCGTGTTGTAATTTTCTTACTTCATTCTTGGTCTTACGCATGATCTGCGTAATACGCGGGGAAGATCGCAGGTCACTTGCCCCAAAAGGCACAACAATATCCTCTGCCGGGACAAACATGGATACCTGTCTTCCTAGCGAAGGATCGTAGTAGACCTTCTTAAATGCTGATCCTGCTAATGCCAGCGACCAAAGCATTTTTTCATGCTCGGGCCGGTATTCAGGCATCTGTTCCGTCAGCCGCCAGTTCATATCATCTTTAACACGCTCGGCTGCTTGTTCTTTATCCTTCGTTAACTTCCCAACAATCTGTGTCTTAACCGGTCCAGACGCTGGGAACGTCTCCATAATTGATTCAGCCTGGAATCTCACCGCAGCTTCAGACAAAATCGGGTAAAAAACACCACAAGCTCCCGGCCAAGGCTCAGTTCGGTCTTCATACTTAAGACCCAAGAGCTTTAAACCATCCACATAGGTATCAACCCATTCTTTTCTAGACGACTGATCAGTTTCAAAGTCATCAATCAGGTCACTCGCAATGGATGCAAGGTCACGGTCATCCATATACTCAGCAAGATTGGCATCATGATCTTCGGGTTGCTCACGTTCTGGCTCTAACGTGATTTCTATCCCATCCATACTGATACTGAGCGACTCAGGGTTCTCAATTTCTACTTCAATCGCACTATCTTCTTCTTGAATAGCATCAAGACCAAGCGGTGCGCGATAAAGTGCGGGTTCAATTGCCATGATTATTCCTAGTAATAAGCTACTTTGCGATGGTAAACGGGTTCACGGTCATCGTCATCGGATTGCAAGCTCAAAAACCCGCCCGTCCGGAACCGCAATAACGCCTGCGTCATGCTGTCCACAAGGTCATCATGCTCTCCAGCAGGAAAAGCAGCAACTTCTTCAATCAATTCATCTGCAAATTTGCGCTCTGGCACCCAAATTCTCCCCGAAGCGAACAAATCCGCCACCGCATTGAGCCTAACAATCTTGTCATTACCCTTAGTTGGCGTAAATTCGCTCACCGGTATGCCCATTTTCCTCAATTCAAAGATCAACGGGCTACCAGCAGCTTTGGCTTCCACTAAAAACACATCAGGTTGCCATTCCATATACGTCTCATAAGCCTTTTGTTTCAACTCTGGAAACTCATATCGCTCTTTAAACGCATCTAACAAAATAATATTCGTCACGCCGTCTTCGGTTGTCCACACACCCCAAGTCGTACATGCCGAATAATCCGCTCTTTGACTCTTCAAAAACGCCGTATCCCAACTCTGAATCACAAAATCACATGCAGGCGGTCTGTCTGACTCCCAACGCTTCCACCATTCCCGCTTAACAATCGCACCTTCTTCAGCTGTAGGCTGTTGTTGATACTGAGCCTGCCACTTACTAACCGGCAGCTCCTCTTTCAGTGCAAGTAATTCCTCTAACTTCCAAAACCCAGGCCACAAAGGCCTCCCCGAAGGCATGATGGCCGGTAACTCAATCACCTTCCACTCATCACCACTTCTTGTACTACTAGACTTCAACACATGGCCCGTTAAATCTCTCAACGACCAACGCGTCATCACAACAATAATTCTTCCCCCAGGCTGCAATCGTTGTCTCGGCCCTGATGTATACCACTCATACACCGAATCAAACACCTCGGGCTTGTGCATCGCCAACTTAGCTTCCTGCTCAGAATGCGGATCATCAATAATCAATAAGTCCGCACCCTTACCCGTTACAGCACCACCCACCCCAATCGCAAAATACTCACCACCCTTATTCGTAGACCATCTGCCCGCAGCCTTTGAATCCTGCTGAAGCTTCACCTCATCAAACACCTTCTTATACTCATCTGAATTAACCAGATTCCTTACCTTCCTGCCAAACCCAACCGCCAGCTCTGCTGTATGGGATGTCTGTATCACCTTCCTATCAGGAAAATTCCCCAAGAACCAAGCAGGCAACGCAAAAGAAGCAAACTCACTCTTTGTATGCCTTGGCGGCATATTAATAATCAGCCTTTTACAATCCCCAAAGACAACCTCTTCAAAAGCCTCAGCCACCAACTTATGGTGATAGCCCTCAATAAACCCCGGCCAGATTCTTTTCACAAACGGCAAGAACTTTCCTTGAGCTTCTAACTTAAGCTCCTCTTGCTCCATCAACGAAATCTCATCCAGCAAAAGCGCCTGCTCCTCTTCTGTCAAGAGATGCAAATGCTTCAACGCCGCCCGAGCGTATTTCCTAAGTTCCGTCATCAGGATTCTTCTTGGTCACCGTAATACTCCTAGACATCCCAGGCGTCCTCTTCAAATACCCCTTCTTCACTAACCTATTCACCGTCTTCCATACCGACGACTTACTCTCGTGCATCAAACAAAACCGAATGTCATCATAGGTAGGCCCAAACTTATATATATCCCACCACTCCTTAATTACCCGATAAACATTTTTCTGCGCGGGCGTCATTCCTTCAACCTCTGTTGTATACGATCCCTCGCCTCCTCCCTCGGCAAAAGATCCTCCATCTCAATCTCCCCTATATGCTCCTTATACCAACGCTTCGGATCTTTCCATATAGGCTTCTCCTTTTTACCCCTCCCCATATGGGAACCCAAATCCTTTTCATGGGGGGCCACTTCCTGTGGATGTTTCTTCTCTATACCTTCATCTTCATTTTCAAAGGGGGTGGTGTCCTGCTGGTAGGACAGCTCTTGGGATTGTTGAAAATCGTGGGATTGTTGGTGGGGATTAATGGACGTAGTGTCGCCCCCAACAAGCCCGTCACTTTGACCCTCCCCCCCATCGGTAGGGGTCTCCCTGACCTCCACGTCGATGGCCGCCAGCCGCTCAAGCTTCGACCGCAACGCCGAGCGCGTGTCCGCTTTCTGGTGCGTGACAACCGAGCGCGTCTCGAAAGCGGCAACGTCAGCAAGCTTGCCCAGGAGCTCCAGCGCACGCAGTCTGTCGTTAGGTTTTTGGGCGGTTTTAGCCTCATGTTGCAGCTGGTCGACCACGAAAGTACGTATTTGATCGGGGTTTTGCGAATACCTCAACCTTTCCACCGCCTTTTCCTGCGCGAGCGCTTGCTGCACTTCCGGTCGCTTCGCCACCTTCCAGGCCGCTGTGCTAACCGACCTCGAGGTGCCGCCGGGTTTGAACGCTTCGATGAACGCTTCGCGCTTGCCTGCACCCTCTGCTATACGCTGAACGAACTGCCGCTCTCGAGGTGATAACTGAACGTGAGGCATTAGAACCTTATCCGCTGGGATACCCTTCGCCAGCTGGCGCACCGCAGCCTCTGGTAATGCTTTCATCCTTCCAACCTCTCCCGCCCTGGTGAACACTGAGCGAACCTTAACCCAAAACCCACCTATATGGCAACCGATGGGCGGTCATATATACTGACAATAGGTCGATCACAAGTAAACCTATTGTCATCGATAACCGTTGTACTACTTGTAGTA